TACGAGTTTACCTACAACGACTATATGCGCTTTGTAGATATGGGTGTAGGTCTCGGTACTAAGTACAACGATGTGGATAGCGCACGAAAGGCCAACTACTCTCGTCGTTACATTCGTTCATGGAAACGTTATGGTGCGGGTCGTTCTCAGCGTCCTGCCATTATGATGGAGCTTCGACACCTGCAAACGCGTATGCAAAACTATCTCGTTGACTTCTACGGTTACCAGGGCGAAGCGCAGATGATTAAGGCTTTCGAGGATTCGGATATTCATATCACACTATAACAACACAAAAACAATAACAATGGCAACACAAAGATTAGCAAAAGTGGTAATCACGGCCAATGCCTCTACAGCCAAGAAGGTATTGGAAGAGATTGACAATCTTGTGCAGAAATATACTGCCGACATTCAGAAGATGACTGCCGCAGGTCAGGCTAATACGGCTGAGTGTAAGAAGGCAGAGAGCACACTGAAAGCCCTTTCGCAAGTGCAGCGTGACAATATCGAGGACACGAAGCGTTTGGGCGAGGTGGTGCAAGACCTCACCAATACTAAGCTCCGCGACCTTCGCCGTGCTATGGGTTCGGGTAAGTCGGCTCTTGCTAAACTTACTGGATCGGATGCCGACCTGAAGAGGGCAGAGCAGATACGAAGCGAGATGAAGCAGGTGGGCGATGAAATACGCCTTATCGAAGGTCAGTACGTCAAGATTGCCGACGGACTGAATAATGTAAAGAACCAATCGGATCAATGGCTCGACAAAGCCATCAAGCAACAGCGCGACCTCGTTGGCTCATTGGAGAAGTCGGATGCAGGCTATCAGCAGAACCTCGCTACGCTAAAGCAACTCGAAGCCGAGGAAGATAGACGCAAGGGAAAGATGGGCATCGTGGAAGCTCGTCAGACCGTAACCAGTCAAAACGCTTCGGCATCCGATTTGCGTCGAGCCAAGACCACGCTTACTGAGGCTCGCGACAATACTCCTACAGGAAATACTGGCGACATTGCGCAATACAACAAAGAGCTTCAGGAGATAGAGAAGCGATTGGAGGCTGTGTCGGGTAAGGCTCAGAAAACATCAATGAGCTGGAAGCAGATGAAGCAGGTATTGGCTGAACCCAACAAGGCTTCGGGCGAAGACATCAAGCGCACGATGGAAGTGATACAGCAGAAGATACAGCAACTCCCTGCTGGCAGCAAGTATGTGGCCGACCTCCGTCATCAATACTCTATGCTTGAACAGACCCTCAAGGGCACTCGTATGTCGCAGAGTGCGCTCAACGACATTCTCACTCGTAGCAAGCAAGGTAAGGCCTCCCTTGACGAACTGCGCCGTGCTTACAAGCAACTCGAAGAGGAACTGAACCAAATCAACACCAAGAGCAAGGAGTTTGCAGAAAAGCAGACGTCAATGAAAGAACTGAAGAAGAACATCGACGAGGTGACGGGTGCAGCCAACAAGCAGGGCGGAGCATGGCAGACAGCGATGAAGAACCTTACGGCTTATGTAGGATTGTTTGCCGTATTCAATCATATAAAAGACCTTGTAACGGGTGCCATCAAGAAGAACTTGGAGTATTCAGGTTCGTTAACTGACATCCGTAAAGTCAGCGGCCTAACGATGGATCAGGTAAAACAACTCTCTACCGAGTTGGCTAAAATTGACACCAGAACATCCGTGGATGGGTTGGCACAGCTCGCGTACCAGGGCGCGAAGCTCGGCATGGGCAAGTATGGCGTTGAGGGTATGGCTCAGTTTGTAAAGGCAGCCGACAAGATCAATGTTGCCATTGGTGAGGAAATGGGCGAGGAAGCGTTGCCGGCACTCTCTAAGATGGTGGAGGTGATGGGCCTTATCCCGAAGATGGGTATCGAAAAGGCAATGGAGGCTACAGGCTCTGCCATGTTCAAGTTGTCTTCTACGAGCACATCTACTTCCAACGACATTGTGGAGTTTTCAAGGCGATTGACGGGTGTTGCTCGTACCGCGGGTATCACCACCGACCAGTTGCTCGCCCTCGGTTCGGCAAGTTCTTCGATGATGCTTATGCCCGAGGTGGCTTCTACCGCTATGGGTAAGTTTATCGTTGCTTTGCAGAAGAACCACAATCTTATTGCAAAGGAACTCGGCATACCCGACGAGACCATTAAGAACCTCTATGCGTCGGGTCACGCGATGGATGCCATTGTGCTTGTGCTTGAGAAGATGCGCGACAAGGGTAATATGAACGCCTTGGGTGGCATTTTCAAGGACCTCGGCTCCGACGGTCAGCGACTCGTAACTGCTATGGTTACGATGTCGAAGAACGTGGATATGCTCAAGGATCATCTCTACGAGTCGGAAGAAGCTTTTCGTGAAGCCTCTGCCGTAGGCAAGGAATACTCAATGCAGCAGCAGTCGGCCATCGGTATTCTTGAAAGGGCCAATAACCTTTGGGAGAAAGCGTTTGTCAATCCCGACGGTGTGGACGCTGTAAAAAGTATGGCGGAATTTTGGTATGAAATGTCGGCAACAATGACAAACAGTCCGTTGTTGAAAGGTGTTTTGCAGATTGCTTTACAGGCGGTTCTTGTAGCTCTAAGAGCTGTCGCAGCGTTACTTCCGGTAATTATAAGTTATATAGCTTCACAGGGTCTTTATTCTGGTTTGAGATTTCTGTGGCAATACGTAGCGGCATTGGGCTTAACGGTAAAGGGTATGTATCAATATGTAAGAGCTATCGTTACGGCCAATGCAGCGCAAAGCACGTTGAACAAGACAATGAAGTTAAATCCTTGGATAGCCCTCGCCAGTGTCATTATTGGCGTGGCAGGAGCTATATATGGATATACACAACGTGCAAGGGAAGCTGCTGAAGCAGCAAAAGAAGCTGAGAGACAGGCAAACGCATGGAAAGATACTCTTGGTCAGGCAGCCGTGGAGTCAGCCGACTTAAATAAAAAACTAAGCAACTACAAGCGGATGATGAACGAGTCGAACCTTTCGCAAAAGGAACGTCAAGGTCTCATATCGCGATTTAACAAGGATTTTCGCTCGTACATCTCCAACCTCGGCATTGAGATTAAGAGCGTCAAGGATTTGCGCGACCATTATTCAGAGTTAGCGCAAGAAGCTCAGAGGGCTACCTATTATCGTATGCGAGAACAGGCGAAGCAGCAAGCCTTGCCAAAATTCGATGCTGACAGAAACGCTGCCTCTAATGTGTTGACGAAACAAATGAGCGTTTTGGGTCTTGATAAACTCGGTGTTTCTTTCCAGGATGTTGACAGATGGGTAAGCAAAGGTGCAAATGGTAATGCTATTTTTTGGTGGTTGATGAAGAAGCTGCCGAAGAAAAAGTCGGGTTTGTTGGACGGCTTTAACTGGAAACTCGGCAAGGATGGTTATATCTACCGCGATACCTATGACGGAGGAAAGGCGGGTCCAAACGTAGACATGGGCACCCAAAGGGAGTTTGTTAAGTTGCTTTCCGTTGTCCGATGGTACACTAACGCTACCAATAGAAGAAACAATAAAGAGAACGAGATTGAAGACGCATACAAGAACTTTGTGCCTAAAGGCTATACCCCGTACCCCGAAGAAACTCCCGGTACTCTTGAGAATAATGCTCCCGACAAAGACGCCATTGTACAGGAGAAACGTGACAAACGCGACCGTGAACGTGCTTGGCGTGAGAAACTGAAACAGAAGCAAGACCAGGCGAAGGCTATTATGGACGATGTGGATAACTACTACGACCGTCAGATTAACGCTAAGATTGCCCAAGCCATATCTCTTAATATGGACGAAGCCGAACAGAAGCAGTTCGTCCTTCCTCTGAAGCAAAACAAAGAAATAGCCCGTTCGCAGGTGCGTCTTGCTGTGGCTGGCAAGGAAAACAAGTGGGAAGATGCAAAGAAAATGATGGCTGCTGACATGGTGGAACAAGCGGATGAAACGGGTGTAAACCTTTCAAAAGATTTGCTTGACGGTATATTGAAAAACAACATCGAGAACCTGCGCAAACTCATGGAACAGTTGGGCAACAGCCTTGGCCTGTCTATGAACTCTATCACGGCGCAAATCTTCGCAAAAGCCACACGCAGCGAGCAGGAACTTTTGAAGATGCAGTTCAAGCAGATGGAGGCACGCCGTAAGATTGTGATGGAGCATGACTATACGGGTATTGTTCAGCAAAACTCGTATGACAATTTCAATGAAATGGGTTATGCCGCGCCTACTAAGGAGGAGACAACCGTGACGAAGAAGATGGTTGACGGTAAGGAAGTCCTTGACAACTCAGCTTTCGAGAAGCGCAAGAAGGTTATCGAAGAGATGTTTGAGGCAGCTCGCCGAAATATTGCCCAACTTTATACGATTGATGTTACTACTACAAAGGGTAGGGGAATGTTGATGAAAATGCTCTTTGGCGATGATCCAGATGGCATGGCAGCTCGTATCAAGACATCGTTGGGTGAGAGCGAAGAGAGTTGGAAGGCTTTTTATCAGAACCTTATCCAGTATTCGGACGATTACGCGGCAGCCGAGAAGAAAAAGTACGATTCCGCAAAGAAAATAGTTGATTTTTGGTGGTCATCCAACAAGCGCAATCTTGCCCAGCAAGCTAAACTGCGTAAGATGGAGAACGAAAGCAAGATGTTTGGTAAGCGCACAAACCTTCTTTCTAATCTCGGTCTTGCCAACCTTACAGCCGACCCTGAGATAGAACTAATGAAAGCGCGTATGCAAGCTGCTGAAGACTATTACGCTTTTGTAGAACGTAACACGAAGAACAAGCAGCTTATCGACGAAGCCGAACGTGCTCGCCAGGAGGCCGAACTTGCTTATGCCAATCAGATGGCAACAGCTATGAAGTCGCGCCTCTCGCAGATGAAGGAACTTGTGCAACCCATTGAGAATTTTGGTGCAGCCGTAGGACAGGCTCTTGCCGAAATGCGCTATGATGCCGAGAGTGCAAACGACGCTATTAAGTCTGCCCTCAAGTCAATGCTTGAATCCTGGACGAAGATGGCACTTAACGATGTGAACACACAAATGTGGAAAGCCATCAACGATGCTGGTGCCAAACAAGGTAAGGCGAACGCGCAACCTGATATAGACGCGGCTCGTGCCAATGCCAACGCTAATGTCATTATGTCTGACTTCACCAATATTGGTACGGAGCAGAATCCCGTGTGGGTGCGCATTGTTGACAATCATTATGAGAACGCCAACGGTGCCCGCGTAGGTGCTCTCCGCGCTTGGCGAAAGCGCAACGGTTATTCTACCGAAGACGATCGCGACGGATTTGCCCAATATGTAGGACAGGTAGGTGGTGAGGTCGCAGGTGTAGTAACAAGTGGCGGCTCTTTATCTGATGTTGCAGCAAACGGAATGGGAGCTGTCCTTAACGCCTCTTTTAGTGGCAATGGAAGGATCTCTAAAGACAATGAAAAGCAGCTCAAGGGGGAAAAGAAGCATCAAAAGTCTCTTACCAAGGAGGTAAAAAAAGGTCTTTCTGACCGAGAGAAAGCTACCGACAAGGGTGTAAAGAATATCACGAAGTCAACCGAGCAAGGCAATGACGAACAAAGCAAAGGTACGGAGTTAGCGCAAAAGGGATTGCTTGCAGGAACCGAAACATTCCTGAACACTTCTTTCCAACTCAAGCAGAAGAACAACGATGAGCAGGCAAAAGCGGATGCAGACCTTGCAGAACAGCAGATGACGTTCTCTATCGCTGGCGCTATTGGTAAGTGTTTCCAATTTTTAGGACCTATTGCTGGACCTATTGCAGCAGCCGTAGTAATGTCAACTCTTACTGGCTTGATGCAGTGGGCGTTAAGTTCGGCTTTTAACAAGAAGCAGAAAAATTCAACCAAAGGTCCTAATACTAAGGTTGTTTCTGGTATGCTCACCTACGATTCCGGTAACGTGCAAGACCTCCGTCCGTTTGTCGGCAATGATGGTAGTCTTTATTGGGCAACCGAGGACAGCAAACCCCATGATGGTGTGTCGCTCCTCACTCAGCCCACTGCCACCACCATCAACGGACAACCATCTATTGTGGCTGAGAAAGGTCCAGAGTTGGTAATCGGACGTGAGACAACCCAGGCAATGATGATGAACAATCCGCAACTGCTGAAGGCTCTCGTCAATTACGACCGCAACTATTCAGGCCGCCGTGCCTACGACGCTGGCAATATAACCGAAGCAAGCCCTACAGTAGCTTCAGGAGCTTCTGTAAGCGATGAACTGACTATTGCACAAGCAAATACCAACGTTGCCCTTCTGCAAGCCGTAAACACGCTCCTGCAACGCCTGGAGCAACCTATCGAGGCGAGGATTGATATGTATGGCCGTGGCAAACTCTATGACAGCATGACAAAGGCTAATCAGTTTATGAAGAACAAATAGCCTTTTTTGCAAGCTGCCTTTGCAGCAATCCGCAAGCGGCAAAGCATTTATCTTGCGCTATCTTTCGCAATTAGCAAAGCATTTATCGGGTCGTCGCGCCGTTAGGCGAGGCGACCTTTTCTTTTGCACTTCACTCGCATTTCTTCCGTTTTTCTCACTTATTCATGAATAAACTTTTGTCCCCAGTGTCAAAGCCCATAAACTCTTGTAATTCCCTAATAATCACGGATATTACATAAAGTCTACTCGTCAGAAGTTCATGAATCTACTAAAAAACGCTACTACCCTATATAAATTTCGCCAATTTTCATTTTCTCCTATTTTCAAAAATCCCTAACCCTAATAATATAGTTAGTAGCATTAACGCCTATGGCGTAAATAATTGACATTTAGTAAGTTGTATAGATTATAAAGGCAACTGAAAAACGAGGAGATTGCGTATAAAATGCCTTATTTCTACTATTCTTTATATATTTTTTGTTCTTTGCGCTCGTATAGGTATATAAAAATTTACCCCATTTTTAAACTTTTAATATATAAGTAGCGGAAAATAAGAAAGTTAAATCACTTTTTGAAAAATTCATTGGGCGGTCACGAGGTGGATTTGGGGTAGACAGCAGAAGCGTTTTTCAAAATTACGAACTTTTCGTTTTTTGATGTTTTTCTAAAAAACGGACTCAGAACGGCAAGTTTGGACATTTGAAAGGAGAAATGTTCAAGATTAAACTTCAGTTTCGTATAGCCGAAACAACAGTAAGAATTGACGTTAAATTAAATAAAAGTTAATAACAATAGTAAGAGTTGGTTTTATTAATTATAATTATTAAATTTGCAACGGTGAAAGATTATGTTTTCTAATCATATAAAATATGTTCGACGAGATATGCTCAGTATATAAAGAAGCTACCGATGCTGAGGGCCGCTTTGTTGATTATGAAACGGGTGAGTGCATCCAGCAGATGACCATTCGCGAGTTCTGTCTTACGGATAGATGGAAGCCCTATGTGCAGCACCTTCGCGCTATGCGCAAAGAGTTTGGCAGTAAGGCGAAGAAGATGCAGGAGTACATCGACACAAAGAAGCATTTGCCTGGTGCCACTCTTAGCGGCTTGTTTGCCCTTTACGAGGATGACAGCCTAACACATCCAGGACAGCGGGTAATGGTGAGCCGTAGGGAGACTCACCTAAAGCAACATACCGGCTGGCTCGCCATCGACATCGACCTTTCGGACAATACGCAAATGAGCAATTTTGAGAATGTGCGCATGATATGCCGTTTTCGTCCTGAGATAGCCTTGCTGATGCGGTCGTGCTCTGGTAGCGGATATTTCGGTTTAGTAAAACTGGCTTATCCTGAACGGCATAAAGATCAGTTCAAAGCTCTGCTAAAAGACTATGCTGCTATCGGCATTACGCTTGACAAGGCTTGCAGCAACATCGGTCGTGTACGTTTCGCTTCATGGGACGACCCTGAGCATATATATATAAATGAAAAGGTGGTACCCTATAAGGGATTGGAAGGTGAGCAAGTTCAGCTTGTTTCCTTGGCTTCACGCCAAGCGTATCGCTCGCACGCTGCGAATGTAGATTATCAAGTAGAAAGCAACTTTAACGTCTGGTGCCAGCAGCGTGTGCAAGACAGATTGGTCGAGGTTATCGTGCAGGAACTTGTGGGTAATCAGAAGAATATTACCGAGAGTTATGACGACTGGGTGAAAGCAGGATGGGCTTTGCGTTCACACCCGTATGGACTTGAACTATTCCACCAACTATCAAGATGCAGCTCCAAATATAATGAAGCGCAGACCAATCTGAAATGGCAGCAGTTGGGAAATAGTAAGACCGTGACGTACAACTACCTCATTCATGCCTGTAAGGTAGCGTTGGGAGAGGAAACCTATCGTCAGATATGTAGGCGGGTTTGGAGTGAGTTGAAGGAGCAAAAATGAATGGACTTATTTATAAACACTTTTTACAAGTGTTAAATTGAAAACTCAAAAAATGGCAAAAAGGCCTTGTTTTTCGCAAAAAGCGAAGCCTATGCGTATTTACTTCATGTTTACTGATTGCTCAAATGTTAAAATTCAAACAAAAACGAGATATGAAACTTATAACAATTACTGGCCCGAGTGGTGCAGGAAAGGACACTGTGGCTCGGATGCTGTCCGAAATGGGCGGATATAAAGTGTTGTGTTCTTATACCACACGTCCGAAGCGTAAAGGCGAGATTGATGGCGTAGAGCATCACTTTGTGGAGAAATGCGATGTGCCGCGCGACAAGATGTTAGCATACACGCAATATGGTGGCTATGAGTATTGGACTACTATCGACCAGGTGACGGACAAGGCTATTTACGTTATTGACGAGGATGGACTGAGAGCCTTGCGCAAGAATTTTCCTAAAGTAGATTTGTTCTCTATATGCGTGTCGGCAAAAGAAGGCACTCGACTGCGCCGAGGTGTGTCGCAGGAACGTATGAACCGTGACAAGAAGCGCAAGCGTCTGCCGTTGTCGTTCTTCAACGCGGTAATCTTCAACAACGATTCGCCAAGCGACTTGCTTGACGAGGTGCAGCGAGTGAGGTATATGATCGTGTAAGCATCTAAAAATGAAAATGTACTATCTTTTAAATAATAAACTAAAATTCATAAGTAATTCTCTTAAACATATATATCATGGCAAATTTAACTTTAAACGAATATCAGGACAAGGCAATGAGCACTTGTCTGCCTGAGAGTGATAATCTCTTCTATATGCTTGCTAACCTCGTAGGTGAGGTGGGCGAGTTTGCAAGTAAAGCCGCCAAGCACATGCGCAAGGGCAAGCTGCATATAACCACAACACAACGCGACGAGGAAGGTAAAATCCTGCATACACAGATGTGGAACGTCAGTGACGAGGAACGTCATCTTATGCTTTCTGAAATTGGCGATATTCTTTGGCAAACGGCCGGACTGGCAAAAGTAATGGGTGTTACGCTCGAAGAAGTGGCTGAAGAGAACCTCGCAAAACTGGCCTCTCGCAAGCAGCGAAACGTTATTGCTGGTGATGGCGACCAACGATAACATTAATTTTATAAACCATATTATGATAAATATGAAAAATTATGAGTAGAAAACCGCTTCCCGACCGAGAGGAATTTGTGCGTCTGCAACCTACGGTATATCAATTCCATTTCAAGGATGTTCCGTCAACGCAATATGCCAAGTCACTTGATGTTCTTTTCCATAACCCCGATTATCTGGACGCTGTGGAAAAACGCAACCGTATTGTTGAAACAAGCAAACGTATGCGTGTTGGCACAAGCGAAATGAGAAATCTGTTGCGCACCATCCAACAGCACGACCGTCGTTTGGCAGACATAATGTATGCTACGATGGTGCAAACTAATTTGCGCTCTGATGTCAGTTACGACTTTATGAATTTCTCTACCTTGCTAAAGTATTATGTTGACTATTCACAGCCAGGTATGAAGGAGAAGGTTGACTTGCTTGCTTCCCGACTCGACCGACTGACATTTCTTGCAGAGTGTCTTGACCGTATAGCCACTGACATTCGTGGTAATATGCTTGACATTTTCAGGGGTAATATAGAGTTCAATCAGTTTGATACTGTCTCGCAGGTGCTTCATCAACTACGTGGCTATTTCCGGTCGGCAGGGCCTAAAGATGTAGATTCTCGTGAGGGAGATTTGTTCTACGAATACGCCGACTCAATCTACAATTATGTTGATAAACGTCTGCACACATTCTCTGCCAAGTATCGCAAGTTGCATCCAACTGCGCAGGTATATACTGAAGCCGACCTTATAGAAGGTCTAAACCAGTTCTTTGGTCGTAGCGAGAAGTTCGACAAGAGTTTCATCAAGCATACCGAGTCGGGAGGTTGCTATATCGACGTGGTGCATCTTTGTTTCAACCTTGATAGGCTTCAGACCGAGAAGATAGAGCAAGTGACAGCAAAAATGAAATCGAACAATATAACCGACGATACGTTGCGCTACAGTTTCAACGTAACCGACTTGATAATGAGCCAATATAAACGCCCATCCTAAAAGTAATATCCAATGCCCAACATTTACCTTCGTTTACCCATGAGCCGCTGCCAGTTTTTCCGAAATCGCGACCCGAAGCGTGTGCTTGCCAAAAACGAGCCAGTCGTATTTAGTGTCTATTCGCCTGAATATTTTGTCATGCGTAGTTCGTTGACTAATGCGGGCGCGTTGTCGCATGAGGTCAACACGCAGTGCTTCTCGCATCAACAATGGTGCAATATGCTGAATGGTCGGCATCCGATTGGTGGTAATGTGCTGGTAACACGCGACACCTCCGAATATCTTACGTATGACGAGGTGTTGCACCTCAATGGAAACAAAGAATACGCCAAGAGCGACAATGAGGACTATTTATGTATCAAGTTGCCAAGTGAGATTGAAGTGATAGATACTGTTAGGGCTGTCACGCCTACATGGAATCTTGATCGTAGCGGTGTTTATAAATTGTTAGAACTATTGAACAACGACTTTAAGCGTAGCGTGGTGGAATGGGCATTGGCTACCTTCGATTTCTGCACGGCAAACGGTAAGATAATAGCTCGTAGTAAAGCTGCAATGCTCGAACGTTATCTTATGCGTTATGGCATTGATCCATCTTCCGAAGAGAAGGATAATCTGCGACGAGTGGTGGAGCGTTGGATAAAATCAGAACACAACTTCTTTAAGGCTTATTCGTGCCTTGATATGCAATATGAGGATAGGACAGAGCATGAACATCATATCGATGAAATATCTTGGTTGCCTTAAAAATAAGTGTATAAAACTGTTAATACGAATTATAAAATAAGTTAAATAATAAACAATCTTTTTCCCCTTATGGAATTACCTGATAAATGTAAGGAGCTTTTTCTTGAAGGCATTACCGATGTGATGTTTTATCCGAAGGAAGAGTGTGTTATCCCGGTGCCGTTCAGTATGGCACAAGTGTTATATATAAATAACTGCAAGTTGCCTGACGAGCCTACTCTTCGCCTTGCAACAAGTGGCGAAAACTTTGTCATTGCAGAAAGTCTGAGTGTGAAGATGACCCAGGCAAAACAGGGCAATGGCACTATATATACATATAATATTAGTGCAAATATAGAGTTTGGTGGTGAAAATGTGCGTAGAGCATACAAAATTATGCGCGATAAGAGCTATTATGTGGTATTGCGCAAGATGGACGGTTCGTTGCAGTTGTGTTACACCCTACCCAATACATTCGGCATAGGGAGTGCCACGGACAATAGTCAGACTGAGTTGGCGAGAACATTTACAGCCACCACACAAGCCCTGTCGGAGCCGATACCTATCACGCTTCGAGAATAAAGCTATTCAACTATTTTTCTGAGACATTATATTATACTGTTTAGAGCCGCTATTCGTGAGAATGGCGGCTTTTTTTGTCCTAATGTTAAAAGCCACGGTCTTTAATTTTGCACATGGATAACACAGCGGGGTGGAGCAGCTGGCAGCTCACTTGGCTCATAACCAAGAGGTCGAAGGTTCAAGTCCTTTCTCCGCTACATAGTCAGTCGGCAAAAAGATTGATTTTCAGGATAACAACACAAAACTCAACTTTTACTAATGAAAGGCTTATTTGAAATACTAACCGAAAAGAGGTGGATGGTCAGTCCCGACTTTGTGCATGGTATTCGTAAGTCGCTTGAGCACAACCTAAACACTCATGCGGCTTTCAGCAAACCAGAGAAGACTTGTGGCTATGTCACAGCCAAGGATAAGGATGGCAACACCTATTATCCGGAGGAGTATCAGGTTTCAGAGGATGGCACACAGGTGAAAGGCAATTGGTGTCTGAACCTCCCTGCTTATGACGAGGATGCACAGACATTCCCTTTCGTCTCGGTTCTTACTGTTGACGGACCTATAACTCGCAACGGCGACTATTGTTCTTATGGTTCTATCGACCATCGCGACATGATGATGCGAGCCGCCGATCATCCCCTTTGTCGCGGTCATGTTTTCATCATCAACACTCCTGGCGGTTCTGCTTGGGCAAAGAACGATTATGCTCTTGCCATTGATTATGCCCACTCAAAGGGTCAGAAGGTTATAGCCCTGGTTGATGGCCTTTGTGCTTCGGCTGGTATGTACCTCGCTTCGCTTTGCGACGAACGCTATTACATGAATCCGAAAGACCAGGTCGGTTGCATTGGTGTAATGGCAGCGTTCTATACTCTTGCTGATGGCACAGTAGACCAATTTACCGATGAAACTTATCACGAGCTTTATGATCCGAAGTCGTTTGACAAGAACAAGGCTTATCGCGACATTGCTAATAAGGATGATGACAAGGAACTTATCAAGGAGCTTGCCGAACTTGGCGTTGAGTTTCGTGCCGACGTTAAGAAGGCTTGTCCTAATGCTACTGACGAGCATCTGCATGGCAAGGTGTTCAATGCCGAAGACGTGAAGGGCATTTTGATGGACGGTCAGTCATCATTCATGGGAGTGGTGCAACACGTTTTTGAGCTTTATGATGGTAGAGCCGAGCTTATCAACCGCGAGCAGACGGTTGAGCCTAATGGTGAACCAGAGCAGGACCCCGAAGCCGAGCCTACTGTCGAGCCCGAACAGACAGCGACCAACACAAACACTAATATCAATATGGAGAAATATCCTCTTATTTGCAACGCTTGCGGATTGCAGGCTGGCGAGATAGCCGTATCGGAGGAGGGCGCGTATATGAACGCCTCTCTTTTGGGCTCTCTCGAAGCCCACATGAAGGAAGCCGATCAGAAGGTGACTGATGCCGAGCAGAAAGCCACCACAGCGGAGAACGCTCTCGCAGAATTGCAGGGCAAGTTTGATGAAATCTCCGACAATGTAAACGCAGCCAACGAAGCAAAGGAAGTCGCGGAGACCGCACTCGCCCAGGCTAATGAGGCTCACAGTAAAGAACTAAGCGACCTTAACGCACAACACACCGAGGCTCTTGCCAAGAAGGATGACGAGCTGAAAGCTCTCGCCGAGGCAAAGGACAAGGAGATTGCCGACCTCACAGCCGCTAAGACTGAGACCGAGGCAAATCTGCAGGGCGCAAAGGACGCGCTTGCTACAGCCGAGCAGACCATTGCCGATAAGCAGGCTCAGATTGCCGCCCTCACCAATGAGGCTGGCGAAGAGCTGAACAGCGGCGAGGCTCCTGAGAACAATGGCGAGGGAGTGAAGGTGCAGACATTGCGCTCGTTCGACCCAAGCAAGTACAAAACTAACGCCGAGCGCAAAGCTGCCTTCGAGCGTTTCAAGCGTGGAGAGGAGTAAACTTCTTCCCTCAACCAACACAAACAACACAAAGATTTAACAACAACACAAAACACAAACGATTATGGTAACACTTCCAAAAGATTTTATCGGCAAGGATGCGCTTCAGCATGTAGCCGAGCAGGTGAGCAAGGAAATCCTCATGGGTCCTGGCTATACTGATGCAGAAGAGATGGACCGCCTTGGCATTGACATCGTATCTGGTGTTCAGTACCAGCGCACTTTCCACATCCTTCTTCGCAAGGGTGGCACCACCCGTCGTAAGGACGTTCACACAAAGGTAAACAGCGAGGCAGGATTCCTCAAGGAGCGTACACTTACCGTGAAGCTCTCATGGGATCACTACACCGACAACATTGACAAGTACTGCGAGACAGTATTCGGTACAGACGCACAGGGTCAGTACCCTCTCTCAGCAGCGGCAACCGAGGCTATTCTTCGTAACTATGCCGACAACCTTACAGCATGTTTATGGAATGGTGACATTGACCTCGACAAGGGTGGTGAGAACGTACCTGCCCAGAATCAGGCCATGGCCCTCTACGATGGTTTCCACACTTGCATCAAGCACGACATAGAGGATGGTATTATCTCAGAGGCTAACGGCAACCTCGTTCCTTGCGAGGCTATCACAGCTCCAGTTGACAACAACGACTCTACACCTTACGACAACTTCTTGGCTTGGCACATGAAGTGGGACGCTCGTTTGCGTAAGGCCAACACTCGTGTCTACATGAGTGAGCTCACAGCACAGTACATCGCAGCCGGCTATGCCAACAAGTTCCATGGCAACTTCAAGGTTGACTATGAAGTAGGCGGCAACTTCAAACTTCCCGGACTGTCTCGCGTTACTATCTGTCCCGTTGCAGACTTTGGTGAGGGCGACCGCATGTACGCTACTATCGACAAGAACTTTGTTTACGGTGTTGACACCGAGAGCAACCAGACTTATGTAGGCGTTAAGGTCGGTACCGACGATGACATGCGCGACATCCAGTTCCAGATTCAGTCAATTCAGGGTGCTGGCATCAAGAATCCTTTCAAGTATGCTTTCTGTATGTCGGATGGCACCCTTGCTTCTACAGAGTTCCTTGCAGGCGACTACGACAACACTAATCTCGTTATTACCATTGCCCATGCTGACGAGGATACTGGCAAGATCGACGGTACAGTGAAGGTGAACAATGTTGCTTACTCAAAGCCTGTTGAGACTTCTGTAAATCAGATTCTCTCTATCGAGGCTACCGACACTACCAACTACAAGTTCGTGAACTGGAGCAATGGTTCAACCGAGAAGAAGATTCAGCTCACTGCCACCGGCATGAACATGGGATTGACAGCCTTCTTCAAGAAGAACGGCTAATCCTTTACGGAGTTTCTTTCACTCTATATTTTCAGGGCGACGGTCGCGGCTGACCTGGCGGAATCCGCTAACCCGTCGCCCTTCTTTTTAATCAACACAACACAAAAACTCATAAGAATATGGCAGTAACAGCAACATGTCCTGAAATTAAGGATCAACTCGCAGCTAATGAATGTCTGGAGAACTTTGGTGGTCTTGGTGTCAATATCTACATTTTCAACAAGGCTGACCTCAAAGCTCCTTTGAAGGCAGAAAAGAACGTTTACCCTGCGCTGACTTCCGAGTCGTTCAACACCGGTAAAGGTCTCTACAAATTCGAGTGTAAGGAAAGTAGCGAGGGACACACTTTTGAGTCTCTTGGTCGTAGAAAAGGTTTCAAGCAGCAGCTCGACTATGTGCTTGAGAGCGTAAACGCAGAGTCGGCAGAAGTGGCTCGCTCTCTGAACAACCTCGACCTGGGCTACATTGCACAGGATGGCAATAAGAGCATCCTCATATATGATGCTCAGCACAAGTTTGAGTATGCTTCGGGTGGTATTAAGGGTGACACCGGTAAGAAAGCCGATGACGACCGTCAGATAGAACTGAGCGGAACTCTCCAGCCCACAGCATACGGACGCTATGAGATTGCAGAGCCTGAAACTGGTGGTTGGGACTCGCTCCTCGCATCAAAAAACGCGTAAGCGATATTGACACTCAGAGCGAAAGCAATATCGCAAAAGAAGTGCTCGACGATGCCGATTCTTCTTTCTTCAGCACAAGTGACGAAAAAAAAGAAACAACGGCAAAGAAGAGCGTAAAATAATCGCTTACGGTTAAAAATCTTCAAAGTCATATTTCTCCGCATTTGTCAATCTTTAATAAAAAGATGGGCAGATGCGGTTTTTTATTTGTATGGATGCGGAAATTTTCCGATTATTTCCGTATCTGTGTAAACCGTATTTTTTATTCTTCGCCCATAAGCTATTTTTACTATTTATTTTAGAATTAGCATTTTTAATAACAAAATGCAATATGATATTATATTTTTGTGTTAATTTTGTAATTAGAAAAGCTTTTTTGATTACATTGTTGTAAACGTAGAATAACTAAAAATATAGAGTTTATGGAACTAAGACATTTACGCTCCTTTGTTTATGTTGCCGAAACAAAGTCGTTTAGTACGGCTGCCACACGTTGTTGCGTCACCCAGTCGGCGGTAAGCCAGCACATTCGTGCCCTGGAGGACGAGTTGGGCTGCAAACTGCTTATCCGCACATCACACGGCATTATGCTTACTGAAAGTGGCGAAGCCCTGTTGCCTCGCGCCAAAGAAATACTGAAGCAGACCGAGGACTGCAAAGAGCAAATCAATGCCCTCAACAACTGTATGACCGGCGAATTGCGCATTGGCGTAGGCTCGTTTATTTCTCCGTATATTCGCATGGCAGCATTGATATTCATGGAGAGATACCCTAACGTGCGTATCAATGCTGACTTCACCAAAGCATACTTTCTCAACCAGTCGCTAAGGGCGCACATGTTAGACCTTGCTTTCACCATGAATATGGCATACCGTCACGAAGGAATAGAGTCGAAACCCTGTATACCCTTTAACGTGTATGCTATTATGCGCGATACCCATCCGCTTGCCTCACTTTCAAAGGTGTCGTATGAGGACATTCTGAAGCACCCCATCATCATGCCCGACGTAGGCGAGCGTGCCATTGAGACCTTTCAGCAAAACATACAGCGTGACCTATACAAGCTCAACATTAAGTGCATTATCAGCGACCCCGACGAAGCCCTTGCTTCGGTGGAAGAAACCAAGTATATAACCTTCATGCCTAAGCTCTACCTGCGCAATCACCCTACCCTTGTGGCACGTCCAATCGTAGGACTCGAACAGCAGTTGATGAGCAACGCCCATTGTATGCAGGACGTACCAAAGAAGCGAGCTGCACAACTCTTCCTCGACATCATCCGTGACGAGGTAGTGCCATACATTTCCGTAGCCGAAGAGTCGCGCGGAAAGTTCACGCCACCACAACGATAGTCATTAGAATTTCTTATGCCGACCCAAGCCTCACGTTAGCAGCGTGAGGCTTTTTTATTTTAATATTAGCCGAAATTATACGTTATTCCACAGCAAGAACACTTAATAAGGAACTCTTCGCTCCCACCACTTTCTCCCCTACCTTTGCAATAAGTTCAATAATGAACGAAACCAACCAAACACAAACAACTATGCAGATTAAAACTAATGATGGCAACTATGATGTTGCCAGCAAGGGACTCGGCAACACAGCCTTGGGTCTCGGCATCGCAGGCTTGGCAACGAGCCTATTGGGAGGCAGCGCCTCGCTCCTGGGCATTGGAAGAAACAACGGCATGACCGCCAATCCTACCGACCCTGACGCGCGTTTTGTGACTAAGAGTGAGACTAACCTTATTCAGGAGAACAGCACTCTGAAGACCGAACTTGCCATTCAGAAGAGCGAGAACTACACCGACAAGAAGCTCGTGGAAGTGACACAGTATCTCGACACGAAGCTGCGCCGTGTGGAAGACAAGGTAGACGCAAACAAGGATGCACAGCAAGCCATCAACGCACAGCAGATGGCATACAATGCGGCAGCTAACGCCAGCATCGACGTGCTCAAGTCGCAGGTGGCATCTTTGTCGAGCGTAACCAAGTTGTTTATCCCTTCCACCAACGTATGCCAGACTGGTTGCGGTTGCGGATGCAATCAGTAAGTGAACGTAGTAATCCAGTTTTATATATATATAAATATGGAATACAAAAACTCACAAATCTTGGCGGCAGTCGTGTCCGAGTGGGCACGACCCGCCATTTCGCAGATAGCCGCAGGCAACCTCATGCGCCTACCCATGCTTCAGTCTCTGCAAGCCACCATCGGATCGTTAGGCATCGTCAGTGGCAACTATGCCCTACAAAAAGACATAGAACCACTCATCCAGCCCATCGTCAACTCGCTCATTACGCCTATGCTTGCCCGATATTTCGGTCAGATACCCGAAGAGAGCATACCACAGATGGCACACGACATCGTGGAGAAAATGCGCGACAACGGATCGCTGTCGGTGCTCGAAGGCATGGTGACATTTGAGGAAGAAGACCTCACCGAGCTTGCCGATCTTCTTGACAAGAACCTACCCGTAGGGCAGACGCAAGGCTATCAGGTAAAACATTAAACAGAGTAACAAACCCAGCGGCGGCAAGCATCGTCGCTATAATAAAACAGAAACGATTATGAACAAACGTACCATTCCAGCTATCATCATAGCCACACTTGCGGCAGGCGCAACCGCCGCAGCACCCTATTATGATGTCAACATCACACAGCAGCTCTGCACACCGGCTTGCGTAGACGAGACTCCCGTGTTCGCTCCGAATTTCTCCGTCAAGAGCATTGCCAACGTAGGCACATCACAGTATATCATCGTCATTCACGTTGAGGGCGTAATAAGCTACATCCCATGCAACTGCGGCGTATGCTGCACACGCTCACAAGTGGTGTCGCAAGACTTCACCATTCCTGTGTTCAGCGCCACCGCCATCAATTCGGCAAACATAGCAGTGGGAACCGTCCAGAACGGCATTGCACGCATATCGTGCTGCAACTGTTCCAAGACTTTCGTTTCCGACTGCCCCGTAACGCTCACCCTTGTAACTACATAAAGCCATGATAGTTCTGATAGCTATAGCCACCATGATAGCCGCCACGCTCGCCCAACACCTCGGACTGGCCGAAGCCATTGCCCATGTTGTTGACAAGGTGGCATCATGCCCTCAGTGTTTCACTTTTTGGGTTACAATGTCGGCATTGCTCTACCTCGGCCACGATGTCTACACATCGACGCTGGCGGCTATTGTGATGGCATATCTGTCAAACTGGTTTGTGTTGTTGCTGCTTATCCTTCAACGAAAATTTACGAAGCTATATGAAAAAGAAAGACACACCACCGACCGCCTCGACCACTGAGGCAAAGGTAGAAAGCAAGCCCCAAGCGCAAACTTTCTTTCCAACGTTGCACATCTCTGCACAAAAAGCATTGCTTATCCCACATTTTCGGGGCATTTGCCCTACATGTTAAACATATAAAACTCAAACAAAATGAATTACAAACAGATGATTGAACAGGCTCGTGCCAATGGCATGGCTACTGAGAAGAAGATGTGGGCAGCAGTAGAAACGCTCTCTACCGACCTCCTTGCGCTTGAGCAGACCGATCCTAAGCTCTACTGGCACATATTGCGCCGCCAGCACGCTGTTCTCTACGGCCGGCACTATTCTGAGAAGATGGCTAACCACGATGTGAACGCTCTTGTCTATAGCGGCATGTACGATGAAGAGGGTATGCCCACTGGCGGCGGCGCACATTGGACTCGTATCAAGGTAGACGAGATGACTAAGGGCATGAAATTTCACGCTAACGTAAACGCTTGGGACAAATATGTCGCCTTCAACTCTATGTATGCCGACCTTTGCGCTTGCATGAACGAAGAGGAGATAATCAAAGCCGCCTACGCCTTCTACTTCTGTGATGACGATTGGCAGCCCTGCGAAGATGACTGCACTAAGGTATGGGACTATAACGCCCTACACGCCACCCTTTAATTTTTTGAATTTTACATTTGTTTTCTTCAAGCCACTTTGCGCCAATTACATAAATCGCAGAGTGGCTTCATTTGTATCTTCACCTTATACGCTCCTCTACCATGTCCGCCCCACCAAATTAAAAACTCCTACATTTGCCTATGAAAGAAACCCGATAATATGACACAACGAAACATCAACCTTACGCTGCCCCGCTCATGGAACGAGTGCAGCACCGAACAGTTGGAGCTTATCTCCCGCATAATGCTTGAGCTGATAGCGCGAGCCGATCGTTATCATCCCTTCGACATGCGCAAAGTCAAGATAGCGTGCTTCTTTGTCCTGTCGGACATAGAGATAGTGGAAGGCATAGACAAGTCGAAACCTCTTGAAGAGCAACACTACACTTGCCGACTCTCCCTCCCGAGTCGATGCAACCGTTTTTTCCGTCGCAAGCAGCAGAAGGATGACACTTTCCCCATCTACCTATGGCAGCTCAACTATTGGCTAACGCCCAAGCCGAAGACCGACGACCGCAACTCGGCTGAGTATCTTGCCTCCGGTGCCGGACTGCTCGACTGGCTCGACAACGAGCGTGGAACTTACCTCACTCGCTTTCCTTACCCTACCATTCGCCTACGCAACAAGCGTTGTCTGCTACGTCACAAGACCGACTATGAAGGTCCGGCGCAGGATATGGACGGATTTTCCTGGCAGCAGTATCGCTTTGCCTCCGACCTCATGGGGCAATATACCTCGCTCGCCAACAACCTTGTCAAGATGAAGAAGATGGGCAAGTTCACACCCGAGCAGATAGCACTGCAAGCTGACAGCGTAGACCAGGCACGCTCTATGTTCCTCGCCACCATCTTCAACCGTCGCATCGACTTCATTGACACCAACACCAACATGAAGGTGCATGATTTCCATTACGACGTGCGTCAGTTCGACACCCAAGCCCCACTCTTCCGTCATTTCCCCGATCACCGCTGGCAACCCATCCTCTTTTGGTGGACCGGCATGATGCACACCCTCTCACGGCGTTATCCTCATGTGTTCAAGGTGCAGAAGCTCGACCGCACGCAGCCACCCTCCACCCCTCTTGAGATATACACCGCCACCATCGCCACCATGCAGAAATATGCTTCGCTCACCGAAGACCAGGTGAACAATCAGTCGTATTCGCTCGTATTGGAGCATTTGGAGCGGCTCTCGAAGGAGAATGAGGAGATGGAGAAGATTCGCAAGGCGAAGTGAAAAGGGAAAAGCGAAAAGTGAAAAATCCAATGGATTATTAACGAAAATATAGAGTATGCAAAAGATTATGTTCAACGACAAGTACGGACTGACTGATGCGGTGCTTGCAAAGCGAAAGACGCAGACAAGGCGAATTATCACCAACAAGGAGATGCTTGAGATTATCAAAAAATTCGACTACCCTTCTTCGTTCTTTCTTTTTTATGACCGTTTCTTTCTCAATCCTGATTTGAGAAAAAGATTTCTCAATAATCGCAGAGTGATGCGCTATCAAGAGAACGAAACCGTAGCTATTGCGCAATCGTATAAAGATATTCATGCCGAGATACTAAGAGAAATTCGTGATTTGGAGCTAAAGAAAGAATTTCTGCAATCTAAAGGATATACAAACAAGATGTTCGTAAGGGCAGAGAAAATGCCTCATTCTATTAGAATTACCAATATTCGCATTGAGCGTTTGCAGGATATAAGCAATGAAGATTGTTTGAAGGAGGGTATCTATGAAACAAAATTCCTAAAAGCAGGAATAGCCCCTATTAGAGGTTGTGGTCCTTTAGGAACGATTAATCATCATCCATTGCTCGGTTATGGCTCTTTCTGTCTATATATGTCTGTAAAAGAAGCCTACGCCGCTTTAATCGACCGCATCTCAGGCAAAGGCACATGGGTGAGCAATCCTTATGTATTTGTTTATGATTTTGAACTAATAGATTAGTTTATGTATATCAAGGTAAACCGTCGCAGCTGTTCCAACTGCATCGTAATGCTCTGTCAGGACCGCACCACAAAGAAATGGTGTTTCGTAAACCTTTCCACCTAACACGTCTGAACCAGCCGTTTCACAGGAGAAATAGAGGAATAGTAAGTAATAATGTATTAACGAAAATATAGAGTATGAAGAACGTAAAGATTTTTGCCAAGACCATCGAGCCTGAAGCCCAGGAGCAAGTAAGGCGGATGGCAGAGAGCGAAGCCTACCGCGACTGCAAGATACGTATCATGCCCGACTGTCATGCCGGCAAGGGATGCACCGTAGGTACGGTAATTCAGACTGCCGGCAAGGTTGTGCCTAATACCGTAGGCGTGGATATAGGCTGTGGTATGCTGGTATTCAAGTTCGCCGAGAAAGATATAAACCTTTCGCTTCTCGACCGAATCATCAATGAGTCGGTGCCGAGCGGATTTGACGTTCACGAAAAGTCCAAGCTAAAAGATTGGAGCCCGCTTACGTCACATCTTTTGCTCGATTTGTACGAAAGTACACAAGGTTGCTTCGACCCCGACTATATCGGACGCTCGCTTGGCACCCTCGGTGGCGGCAATCACTTTATCGAGCTTGACGAGGACGAGCAGGGTTATAAGTATCTTGTGATACATTCGGGCAGTCGCAATCTCGGAGTTAAGGTGTGCAACTATTTCCAACACTTAGCCAAGAAGAATGTGAATCGAAACGAGGAGCGCAAACGCATCATCGAAGACTTAAAGAAGTATGGCTTAGAGAGGGAGATTAACAATACGTTGCGTCGTTTGGGTACCGTGCCTCCCGATCTCGCCTATCTTGAGGGAGAAGACCTCAATGCCTATAATTTCGCAGCGAACGTCTGTCAGTTTTTTGCCGACGACAACAGATGGAATATAGCAATGCCTATAATACATGGGCTTCAATTATCGTTCGTGGATTTCTTTACCACCAGGCATAACTATTTCGACATACACTCAGGCATCATCCGAAAAGGAGCCGTGCGTGCCGAAAATGGCGAACAGCTTGTCATCCCACTTAATATGCGCGACGGATCGTTGATATGTCGCGGCAAGGGCAACGACGACTGGCTTTGCTCGGCTCCGCACGGTGCTGGCAGACTAATGTCGCGCTCGGCGGCCAAGAAGCAGCTCAGCATGGAGGAATACCGACAGCAGATGCACGACATTTACTCTACATCGGTATGCGAGTCAACAATCGACGAGTCGCCAATGGCGTACAAGCCTGCCGAAGAGATAGAATCGCTTATAGGCGACACTGTGGACGTGGTGAGGAGAATTAAACCGATATACAACTTCAAAGCGAAATAATAAATCAATATACTGTATTATCGCAAGTATTAATGAAAATATAGAGGACAATGAAGATACATAAAGAAAGACAATACATCGTGACCGTCAATTGGGAATATGTTCGTCAATTGTATAAGCATCAGGCTGGAGAGAAGAAGTCGCAGAAAGAGGTTCTTCGCGTAGTAATGAAAGATATAGACGATTTTCTTGAGGGCAAGATAAAGTGGATAGCCCGTTTTATCTTGCCCGACGGATCGCCATCGTTCACCATTACGCCACTTGTGCAGCATAACCTGCAAGAACGACGCAAGGCGAAGCGAAGAAAGAGATAATTAACTAAAATATAGAGAACAATGAGAACAATTAAGTTTAAGGCAAAGAGAAAATGTAAGGAACAATGGGTCTCAGGTGATTTGGCCCATTCTCTTGATGGTAAATTAAACATATTGGGATTTGTTGAAGAAGAAGGCAAAATTGGTTTCACTGGGGCACATCCAATCGACCCCATCACCGTCTGCCAGTTCACTGGCTTCCACGACAAGAACGGTAAGGAGGTTTATGAGGGCGACGTGTTGCGGTCCGACATCTATCCGTTCAGTTGTACCGAAGACAACAAGTATGACAATTATTACGGCGCGATAGGCTGGAGCGAGGAAGATGCGTCATTCTATATCGTGGCTATCAAGAACCCTAAGTCGTCCGTCAGAGGTATTTCCGACGGCATCTGCGATACCATTTCGCAAAAGAAGATGCAAGACTTCGAGGTTTTAGGCAACATCCATGACCCCGAATGGAAGCAATACTGCGAGTACATTCAAGAGGAAGATAAGGAGGAAAGCGATGATTAAACCAGAAGATTTAAGAATAGGTGACATTGTAAGGGTAAGCCATGATTGCGCCTTCCCAAAAGGAACATTGTGTGTTATCTCTGACATTCATCCCGAGAAATCCTTCAAAGACAAAAAGGGAGTCGTTAGTCTTCATAATATTAGCGATATGGATGACGGGCCATGGGGAGCATGGTGTAATTACATCGAAGGCATACCAATCATCCCCGAAATTCTCGAAAAGAACGGTTTTAAGGTTAGAGTATCAAGGGTATATTACACAAAGTTGATAGGAGATGCAAACTTCTTACAACGAAATATCGCTATTGAACGTAAACGTAACGACTGGGCTGTATTCATCAGATACAAAAAAATGCCCGACTCGGTTTTATTACGTCACACTCAACACGTTCACGAGCTCCAACATATTCTTTGGGCATTGGGCTTGGATGCAGAACTAAAAATATAAACGAGATATGAAATTTTATATTATTAATTTTATGATGGCATCACTTCAGGTAGCCTTCATTGTGATGAAACTCTGCGGAGCAATCAGTTGGTCATGGTGGTTAGTTATGCTGCCAATGCTCTTATTTGTTGTGTTTATCATCCTCGCACTCTTTCTTTACGTTTTTGTAAAGGTGCATAAGTCGCGCCAGCTCATCAAGCAGTATGGTACCGACAACAAGCGTGCTATTCGCTTAAAAAAAATGCAGCAGGAAAGGGAGAAGTTGGAGCGAGAAAGTAATAATGTATTCACAAAAAATTAGAATAACAATGACAAGAGAAGAAGCAAAAGAACTGCTGCCTATTATACAGGCATTTGCTGAAGATAAAACTATACAGGTACAAGAAGATATTAATTGGTGCTATCTGGGCAATAATGCTGATTTTAATCTTAGTCCGCAAAGATACCGCATCAAAGCCGAACCTAAGTACCGTTCATTCGAGAACAAAGAAGAGTGCTGGCAGGAGATGCAGAAGCACCAGCCGTTCGGTTGGATAAAATGCAAAGAAGGTTATTTTAATATCGTTTCTGTTGACGACGTATATGTAGGCTTGGCAGATAAGGATGGTAGCTCCATCTTGCTGGCTTCAAAAAATAGCTATCAAGACAACACTTTCGCCGACGGAACACCTTTTGGCATTAGGGAGAATTTCTAATAGAGTAAAGACGAGTAGCGTATGGTAGTAAATACAAAAGAACGTACTGTCGATTTCACAATTTCGTTTGATTCGGCAAATTTAGAGAAAGTGGATGGAGGATATTATATCCATGGCGCAAGTATTCATTTGGCAAGAAAACGTCAGCATAGACACGAGAATCCGTCTGCGGCTAAAAGACGAACGCGTAAGCAAAAAAAACAATCTCTTAAAGAGTATTTGAAATTGCGCTATAAATGGTAGATGTTTAATTATAATAACGGATTAATAGAGTATTCCCCATGAGCTTTAACAATACCAAGACACCCAACAAGCCCACCACTCCAGCCAAGTGGCAGGTGCCCAAGCGACCGCATCCAGGAAAGAGCGTGCAGGAGTATTACCTTGAGGGCGAGCTGAAGGAGCGTTTCTGCAAGCTCTTCCCCAAAAGCTCCAACCGCCGCATGATGACGTGGTTCGGCATATCCTACTTCGTTCTGCACCGCTTCCGTCGCGAGTTAGGGCTCGAAAAGGATATGCGCACCATCCGCAAGCAGCAATCCAAAGACGTGAAGAATACATGCGAGCGCAACGGCTATTACGACTCCATACGTGGCAAAGCGCCCTCCGAGGCTTGCATGGAAGCCGCACGCAAGCGCCGTGCTGCGGGTTTCCATCCGATGAAGCAACTTAAAGCCAACAATCCGCGGAAATACAAGCGGGTGTTGCGCAAGAAGAGCGAGCAGCGCAAGGAACTATGGCACAAGGAACGTCTGCGTGCTACTTACGGACTGGAGCGCAAGACCGACCTTCGCATCCCTATCATTCCGCTATCGCGCAAGGCTTCGAGCCAAAAACACGCCATGATAAGGGCCTGTAACTACTTTGCCGACCCATTAGGCGACCCTCACATCATCTGCTACGACAGCGAGACACAGCGGTCAGCACGACGCGAAGCAACGGCCGCAAGGCATGGTTTGAAAGTGGTGAAAGCGGATGAATAGATTACTCAGACTGCATAATGATTGAATATGACTGATCCTCACTACAAGCGCGGCACTATCCGCAAGGATGGCAAGCTGTATGGCCGCTATCCCGACGGATCGCTCTATCGCATCTACTCCACCACCGACCGACCGTTCCTTCAGTTGGTGGACCGAGAAGGCGAGACGTTCCTTCGCATACGCCAAGCTACCGAACTGGGCTACACCGACTGTCCCTGCCCTGGAGCTGCCGACCTAAGTTATCCGTCCTCGGCTCTGAGGCGCAGTCGCACAGTCGGGGGGGGGTAAGCTCGTAAACGCACTGACCGCAGCAAGTGGCGGAATATGCGTGTTTGTTGAATTATAAAAGTAGAAATATATTATGAGTTACAATACAACGAAGATAACCGTATTTAACGACGAAAAGGGAAAAGATGAAGACGTAAAACTCTTCTACTCTACCATTACCGACAATGTAGGTATCACCTGTGGAGAGCAAAACGTATTTCTTACTCAAGATCAATTCGAGGCTTTGGCTTATCTTATGAGGAGATGTTTCTATACAAGAGATATGTTGGAAAAAATGCAGGTAGCCATCGATCGTTGCGAGTGCCCTTATAATGTTTTTTCTTCTCACGGTGAAAAGACTTGGGAATTGGTGATTGAAAAGAATTGATATGATGAATCTTGACTTCTACCAATATCCTCGTGGCAATAACGATGGAGGTAGATTAGACACTGACGTTTGCCCAACCGTGACAATCAACGCATGGCAGCAGAATGTATTTTTGATTGAAGAATATGACTAACGTATGCTTAGAGCAAAAGCTATATCCATAAGGGTAAAGAAAGTAGAGCAGACCGCTATATTTCAGAACATGCAAACTAAAGGTCTGATAACCCCTCGTTCACTACACAGTGAATGTTTTACCCTTACGTCTGCAATGGGATTAGGGGGAGGACAAACACCAATAATAGTTAAGGTATATGACTAACATCATAATTTTTCAGCGTTGTGGCGACCGCGACAAGGAAGCCTATTCGTTCTGCCGGTGTAGTGTTTACACACGCCCTGCCAACCCAATGAGCGACCGCATACAAAGAGCAATTTTAGAATATATATAACAATGATCACAAAACTCAACTTCACCGACCGCACCATCAAGAGCTATGCCATTCGCAAGCTCACACCCAAGGAGTGTTTCCGACTGATGGGCGTTCGCGACAACGTAATCGGCACGATGCAGAGCAGCAATGCCCAAGCAGCCGAACGTCTGCCCGACTGGAAGGGCAAGGGAACCCCCGAAGACATGGCTATATCTGCCTCACAGCAGTACAAGCAAGCCGGCAACAGCATCGTGGTGGACGTGTTGGCCCACATCTACGAGCAGCTTTTCTACCCCGCACCACTCAAGCCACGCACCAACAAGCAGCTCTCTCTCTTCGATGACCCCGAAGACACGTTGCCCGACCTGCCTACCACCACCGCCGACAAGAACGAGGAAAAGATATTCCTCACCACGTTCTCTGGCTACGACTCGCAGCTCATGGCAGCCGACGTGCTACGGGAGTGGCATCCCGACTTCCGTTGGACGTGCAAGGGATGGAGCGACATCGACAAATATGTCTGTCAGATGCACAACCTCGTCTTCCCTCAGTTTGCCGACTGCGCCTTGGGCGACATCACTAAGATTGACTGGTATGAGGTTAAGGGCTCGCTCCAAGGCCGCGAGGTTGACCTCTTGACTTGTTCTTCTCCTTGTCAGGACATCTCACAAGCCGGTAAGCAGATGGGGCTGGAAGAAGGTAGCGGCACTCGAAGTGCCTTGCTCTAGTACGTGATAGATGCCATAGAGGTGTTGCAACCTAAATATTTCTTGCAGGAGAACGTGGCAGCACTGGCAAGCAAAAAATTCATGCCCGACTTTCAGAAGTGGCTCGACAAGCTCTCCTCGCTCGGCTATGTTTCACGTTGGGCTCGCCTTAACGCCAAGAATTACGGTGTACCGCAGAATCGTGACAGAGTTTTTCTTCTTTCAATGCGCCGTGACGTGGCCTTCGACTACCAGTTCCCCGAACCTTTCGAGCTGCTTACCCGACTGAAAGACCTGCTCGAAGATGAAGTGTCCGACCGCTATTTCCTCAAGGACGATGCCGTAAGCAAGTTCCTCAAGGCCAACGACTCGGACAATGCCCTATTCGTGCAGTTTGACCTACCACCGACACATGAGGCGGCAATGTTCCTCAAGACGCTCCTTTGTGATTTCATGGAAGTTGAAGGCGTGTGGAAGATGGCTATTTCTGATGCTGAACGAAAGATAGAGGTAAATCGTAAGAACGTCGTTGATTCGTGGCAGAACTGGCTGACCGACCGAGATTTTTTCAGTAAGGCTTTTCAGTCGGAGTTTGAACGGAATATGGAGAGGAAGAAGGATGCGAACTGACAACCCACCCGACCGTGTAATCCGTATCATAGCTGATATGATTGGGGAGGGTAGGTTGCTCACCTGCCCTGCCTCGATGTTCAGCGCAGAACGTTTCAATGGAGCATTTCACGGCATTGCAATAACCATCATGTCGCGCACCGATTGCAGCGACGTATTCTTTGTAGCAGTAGAATTATGAACAACCCTCGCCCCATCGTCCTTGGCTCCTACAGCCCCTCGCAGAACGGCATCATCGTGTCGCCATACGGCATAGCCCTGTGTATAGTTGGGGGAGGTAAGGGTCACGACGCGGATAAACCGAAAATATTTATAGAGTATGATTGACCAAATCCCTTTCGTGCAACGCACATCACAGCTTTGCCCACGTCAAGGGTATTCCACGGCATTGTCTGCACGCTACGACGGATGGGCAGGTCTCTACGACGAGCACGGACAGCATACCATTGTATTGATAGAATATGATTAGACAGCAAATCCTAAATTCACCCATCCCCCAAGTATGCGCTACCATTCTAGCGCATTACCACAAGGAGGGAGCAGGTAATATCATACAAGGTACAAGTTCGCTTATCAAAGCACCAGCAGTATTGATAGAATATGAGTAACCGTAAAGACCTTATAAGGATGAAGTGGCGCGATGACGACACCATCCGTTTCTATCGCGACACGCCCGACAAGCGAGGAGTGAGCGAACTTGTAATAAACAATGTGAGGGGAGTAGCATATACGATAATATCAGGAAATGTGGCAAACGTCCTCATTCCACTATAAGAGCATGAATATGACAGACACCACACCGCATATAGTATATAAATTTGAATAAGACATGAAACTAAGAATAATTCCAATGGAGACCTATGACGGTTGCATCCCCGTGATCGTTTATATGGTTCAGAAATATATCGGAGGCAGTATCTTCGGCAAATGGGTTAATATCAAAGGATTTTCCGACAAGAAAAAGGCAGTGGCACTAATGTCACTATTGAATTGTTAAAACAAACATAAAACAATAAAAACAATGAAAACAGAAGAGATCAAGCCTGGCGACATTCTTTACGACGAAGAGCGAAAGATTTTGGTAAAAGTGGCGCGAGTAGATGAAGACGGATTAGTGAAGTATTCGGCATATACCGACATGCAAAGAATATTCAAGACTGTACCTCCACCCTATCGCATAGGCACTCGCACAGCCGATGCCTTTGTTCTGGCTACCAACGAGCAGCGCAAGTATATGGAAAGACAACTGGCAGTGTGCAGGTATGTAAACCTGCCTAAGAACAACCGTATGGAGACGCTTGCCTACATCATCGCCGACTTGAAGGCAGAGAACATTGAGCTTGAGCAGCGTGTGCATCAGCTCATGGACGACTACAACGAGATAGTCCGCCAGTTGCGCGGTAAGGAGAAACGCAAGGATGAAGACCCGTCAAAGCAGACGCTCGGTGATATGCTCAAGATGCGCGACCATTGCAATAAACTGGAAAGAATGAATGGAGAGCTGGAGCGTTTTGCAAAGGCAATCCATTCCTTTGTGAAGGATTTAAACATCTACATGGAAAAAGGAGCGTTATGTGGCTATAAGCCAGGCCATCCCCCTGTGTGTGCTACGGCCTGTTTGGAATGTGACTCATGCTTGGGCATTATTGATGGCTGCGGCGTTATCTGCCAACAGCTTCTTTTGGCTTTGAAGTTTGACACTAAAAAATGATGGCTGACACCACACGCACCATCGTAGTCGGCATAATGCAGACACCACCCTACGACCGTATGTTTGAGCAGAGCCGCCGCGTGTATTCCGCAAAAGGAATATCGCCCACGCTGCATACGCAAGGGGGGGGGTGGTCAAGAGATAAAGGTATTAATAGAACTATAAAAATATTGAACATGAGAAAATTTGTGATAAAGGCATTGCGAAACTATGGCTACCGTTTTCTTGATAAAAAGAGCGGTTACTACACTTTTGGCAAACCGCTTGGCTACGGCATCCTTCGTGCGGATGTGCGCGAGGGTGGAAACTCCCTAAGTGTCATGCTGATTGTTAAAGGCAACAAGAAGGATGGCAAACGCCCTAATCTGATATGGCAGCAGACGATCCAGGCCTTTATGGAAGAACATGACGAACAGAAGATGTACGAGGCGTTTGTGCGAGCCGTTGCCGACTGTGAGGCAGACATCTTCTCCAAAGCGCCTATTGCTTGGTTGCAGAACCGAGACGTGAGATACGACTTCGAGGAGAATGTCCGTATCGAGTAAAAGGAATAATCTACATTTGCACAAGCATACGAAGAACAAGGGATGGCCACAGTCGTCTGACTAAACAAAACTGCGTAACATTTCAACTATGATACAACATCAACACTGGGAAGACTCTATTCGCATACTCGTCACCGACGAGCAGCATCATGGCAGCATACAGGCGTTTATTCCTCACCGCACCGAAGACAAGCCTTTGGATGGCGCAGCGGATGCTCTCATCTACTCGCTGTGGGTGGACGAAACTCACCGCGGCCATGAGGTGGCAAAACACCTGATGGAGGCAGTAGAAAAAGAACTGAAGCGTTGCGGCGTAGAGACCGTCGCAATCTCGTGGGACGGACGCGACTCTCCCCTATGGGTGTTGCATTGGTACGAAAGGTTGGGTTACGAAGAAAAGGCGTTAGGCCATCAATGCAGCACGCTTCTCAAACGGCTGTAAGGTACGCAACCGCAGAAAGGTGTTTCAATAAAAGAAATTCATCCCGAAGGCCAAGGGACCGTATTCAGTGTGCCGCATGTCGCCACTCCGTAAAACGTAACTAACGGGCTCTGGTGCAGACGAGCGAGACGAAGGAAAACGTTATAACCACTGCATATTTTTATTTTTACGAATTTATAGACTAAAAAACAACGTAATTTATGAAAACAAAGAACATTGTCATGGCTTCCATCCTGCTTGTGGTAGCCATTATGGTAGGCTCACTGGTAGCCACCTACTTCAGTTACAACAACCGCGAGATTGCCCTTCGCCAACAGGCAGAGGCTCAACGCGGAAAGATTGAGGGCGTTCACGATAAGATGTGGAAAATCATCCAGCAGAAGGCTCAGGTTACGGACGAGTATAAAAGCACCTTTGAGAAGATTTATCCGCAGCTCATTGCTGGACGTTATCAGAACGACAAAGGCACGATGATGAAGTGGATTAAGGAGAGTAATCCTAACTTTGATGTGTCGCTCTACCGCGACCTTATGCAGTCTATCGAGATACAGCGCACCGAGTTTCAGACCTCGCAAGAACGTATGCTTGACATCATCCGCGAACACGAAACGCTCACACGCACCTACCCTGCCCGATGGTTTGTGTCGAACACCATGCCAATCGAATACAAGGTTATCTCTTCGTCGCGCTCCAAGGAAGTGATGGATGCAGGCGAGGACAACGACGTGGATTTGTTCGGCAAGAAATAATATAGGCTTATGGAACTATTCGTTTTTCTTATTCCCTTCTTTGTGTCGGCAGTGTTGCTGCTGTTCTTCCGCAAGCAAACAACATGGTGGGAACACGCTGTACTTATCATTCCCTCGCTCCTTGTGGGCGCAGCGATGATATGGGCGTTTGAACGTGTCGAGTCAAGCGACACGGAATACTTAGGCAGCTATGTCACAAAGATACGCTATTACGAGCCGTGGAACGAACTTCAAAGAAAGACGCAGACCTATAGGGACTCTAATGGACATAGCCACACCCGAACCTACAATGTCACTGTGAACCACCCCGAACGTTGGACCTACTACGACCATTCGGGACGTGAGCGAAAGTGTTCCAATGAAGACTTTTCGGCTATGAAGCGTCGATTGTCGGTGGCTTCGGTGTTTGTGGATATGCACCGCCACTATTACACTCGTGATGGCGATGCGTATGAATACCGATGGAACGGTCAACCCGCTACGCTCTATTCCGTTACCCGTGAACATGAATATGAGAACAAGGTGAAGGCTTCGCGCTCGGTGTTTAAGTTTGAGGACATCAGCGAAAAGGAGGCTCGCCGACTTGGTTTGCACGATTATCCCAATATACGGTTTTGCGACCAGTCGCCTATCATTGGAGCAAAGTTCTCTGCCCGTCAGGAGCGAGCCATCCGCGTGCTCAACGCCCGATACGGACCGAAGAAGGAGTTTCGCATCTATCTGCTTTTCTATCGCAACAAGCCGCTATCCATTGCCGACCGACAACGCTCCTATTGGCAGGGAGGCAACAAGAACGAGCTTGTGGTGTGCGTAGGTCTTGACAGCCGTAACCGCGTGATGTGGAGCGATGCCTTCTCTTGGTGTGACTCGCCCGTGCTTGCCGTGAAGAGCCGCGACTGGTTTACGTCGCACCGACTTGACCTCTGCGCCTTTGCCTCGTACATCGAACCGATTGTGCAGAAGGAGTGGAAACGAAAGGAGTTTTCCGACTTCAAGTATCTTTCGGTAGAACTGAGCAACAAGGAGTATTGGGCCATCATTATCCTCATGCTCTTGCTCAACATCGGATTGAGCGTATGGGTGGTGAGGAACGGTTTTAGAAATTAGTAATAACAAAATAGAGAGAACAATGGAAACAATCTTATTGAAACTCTTCCTGTGCATGATGTGCGTGATAGTAGAAGTAAACCTTCTCTCCTGCCTCTTTTGGCTGTGGCGCGAGATCTTTCGTACCTGGAGAGAGAAGAAGGCAAAGCGAAAGGAGGGATGCCCACAGCAGAAAAAAACTACATGGCTGCCGGAGCCGCCTGTGCTTCTCTCTCCGAAAGAGCGTCGCGAATATATGCTCAACCATATCGAGGACGGACGTTTTTATGCAATCTCCTCGCTCTGTCGCTCTGACACCACCATTGTATGCGCCAAGCGATACGATGCCGAAGAAGAACGGCTATATTGCTATGCCTACCTTTGGATAAGCGGAAATGGGCATTATAATCTACACGTCATCGACCCTCGCGACACGTCCCAGTCATGCAAATTTCTTGGTGGCAAGTCATTGCGCATTGACTTTGACATCAACCCTCGCTGCGTTGTCTTTGAAGAAGAAAACATCTCACCATACCTCACAGAGAGAGATTACAATGACATCGTGCAGAGCTTGCAAAAGGCTGGGTTCGACTGGAAGATTGAGAAGGGCAAGGAGAACGTATTGGGCTCTTACGAATATCTCTTGAAAGAAACAGGAACAAAATAACAAGCAACAATTTTATAAACAATTAAAATAAAACAATTATGAATTTCATTTTTTCAACACTCATCGTGATTCTTATCATCTTGCTGTTCTCCATCTTCGCCGCTTGGCTTGACAAGTTCGGACGGAAAGACAAGGAGAAATTCATTGAGAAGACTATCGAAAAGGTTTCGGAAATCTTTTCGATTCGTTTTAATGATGCAATGGGGCGCTACAAGACTGGCCCGTGGTATCTCGTGGTATCTACCCAGGGAAACAGCCTCCCGATATGGATTTCAAACAACAATATCCGCAGCGTACACCCCGACCTAAAGAACCGCAAAATCATTATCAAGCAGTTTAATGGCGAGGACATGGTGATTGAGAACGTAGAGGACTACGAGTTGTGCCCTGCAAACGAATTGTGCGATTACGACATGTAGGCAGACACAACGCTTATCATATACATACGACTGAATGATTGATTAACACATTGAAAATTTAAATTTGTCAAGCCCTGTTGTCCGTGAGGATAGCAGGGCTTTTTGTTTATCCCTCTCCCCTAACCATGTCCGCCCCTTCTCCCCGTCTTTCCTTATATTTGCATCATACAACATTCAACAAAACACATATTCAACACAATGACAACAGTTAGCAACATCAGCGAGCTCCAACAGCGTAGTGAGGAGCTTCAGTCGCAAGGCTACGAGGCCGTTCTGCCTGGCGCGTTTTGTGCGCCCAAGCAGGGAGGCAGCAGTGTGTGTTCGTGGGGCGATTACGTTCACCAGAAGCTCACGGCCTCGGCCACCATGACTGGAGCGGAAGGCAATGCGGCAAGACGGGAGATTTCCGCCGTGTTCGGTTCGTCGGGCGGCGAGAACAAAGCCGTGCCGCAGGGTGTGGGTACGCCCGGCCTCGGTTTTATGGAGTGGGGCGTGGGCAACCATCTGCCTAACCTCGTGTATCTGCTCTCTAAGATGTCGCCCTTCACAGCAGCGGGAGTTGATTTCGTGAAGAAGATACTCGCTGGCCGTGGTCCCTCTCCCAAATACCACTACACGCAGTATGTAGGCGGCAACATCACCGAGAAGTTTATTCCCTACTCCTCGGCTGGCATCCTGCTTCGCGGACAGATAGCCGACCTCAAGGCTAAGGAAGACCAACTCTCTCAATCGGATAATCAGCTCTCTCAATCGGACAGCCAATCCTCAAAATTGGAAAACCAAATCTCAAAATCGGCGATCAATTCAGAGAATGGGGACAGCGAAGAGATGAAGTCGCTCAAGGCTGCATTGAAAGAATGGGAGCGCACCAATGAGGAGTTGCAAGAGTTTATCAAGAACAACGACCTTATGCGCGCCTATCTTGAGATGGCAGGCGATATGTCGCTCATGTCGCAATGCTTCTGCGAGTTGCAGCTTAACCAACGCCAGTTGGACGAGAACGGTCGCCCCGTGCCTACGTCACAGTGGAACCCGAAGATTGTCGGCATAAAACCGCGCTCGGTGTTCACCACCCGACTGGAGCGCATGGATAGTCAGTATCGCATCAACTATGCCTATATGTCTAACCAGTGGCTCGACTCCACCCAGACGCTCACCGAAACCGACCGTCGCATTGCCGCCGTACCTTATCTCGCAGCCGACACAGCCGTTTCAGACCTCAACCGCCATGTGCGTGAGGCACGTCAGCAGCGTGTGAGCCGCAAGAACCGCCCCACACGCTTCATCATGTCGCCACGCGACTTCGGTGGCCCTTACTATGCCGATGCCCTTTGGCACAGCATCTTTGCCGGAAGCATTTTTGAGTATGCTTTTACTATTGTTGACGACCGACTCACTCGTAAACGCAACAGCAACATCATCGGTCGCGTGATTTACATTCATCAGGAATATCTCAAGCAACTCTACACCCAGCAGGGCGAGAATAAGAGCAAGACGATGGCACAGATACAGCAGGAGGTGTTCACCGACATCAACCGCTGGCTGTCTAATCCTGACAATGCAGGTCAGGCTCTTATATCTGCCGTGTTCACCGGATTGGATGGCAAGGAGCATAAGGCGTGGGAGATTGTGGAGATTGAGAGCAAGGCCAACTCGCAAGCGCAAGCCGAGAAGACCGAGCTCCAGGAAATATCATCCATCATCTTCTTTGCCATGGGTTTGGACTCGAAGCTCATAGGCAATACCCCAGGCGACGCTACATCATCGGGCGGCACCGACCTTCGCGAGCGTTTCCTCGTAAAGCAAATTCAATTTGCGCCATTGCAGCAGCTCATGCTCCGACCGTTGGAGGTGATCTCACGTTTCAACGAATGGGACTCTCACTTAGTGTGGCAGATTGACCGCGAAGTGCTCACCACGCTGGATAACTCGAAGACGGGGGTGACGATGCAGGAATAGTAACGAATAAATGATATAGAGAATGATAGAACTGAATAAGATATATAATGAAGACTGCCTCGAAGGAATGAAAAGGATTCCGGACGGGAGCGTGGATTGCATTGTGTGCGATTTGCCGTATGAGGTTCTTAACAAAGGCAATGAAAAGGCACGATGGGATAACATTATCCCGATGGAGCCTCTATTCAAGGAATACTGGCGAATAGCAAAAACTAACGCTCCTATTATTCTCTTTGGTCAAGGAATGTTTACGGCACAGCTAATGATGGCAGAACCTGACACATGGCGATATAATTTAATTTGGCAAAAAGACCGACCAACAGGATTTCTCAATGCGAAGCGGATGCCTTTGCGGAGCCATGAGGATATTGCTGTGTTCTATCGTGCACTACCTACATACAATCCGCAGATGAGACAAGGCTTCCCCTCTCACTCACGAGGGCATAAACACGGAAAGGCGAAAGGTAATGTCTGTTATGGCAACTATAATATTGAGACCTACTCAAAAGAAGTAACAACAGAGAAATATCCTATATCTGTATTGTTCTTCGACAAAGAAAAGAATCTTGATATGCACCCCACTCAAAAGCCCGTAGCTCTTATTCAGTACCTCATTCGCACCTACTCCAACGAGGGCGACACCATATTAGATAACTGTATGGGCAGCGGAACTACGGCTGTGGCAGCTTTGCGTGAGAAGCGCAACTTCATTGGCTTTGAGCTCAACAAGGAGTATTACGACAAGGCTTGTAAGCGCATCAAGTTGGAGCAAGCGCAGCTCACGCTGTTCTGACAACTCAAAATTCAAAATTCAAAACTCAAAATTCGCATGATACTATCAACCACCAAGGAGCTTCGGCTCCACATTCCCAGCAACGCCATCGACGAGATAAGTTCTCTTCAAGGCATACTCGACAACAGCGAGAAAGATTTTCTGCGCGACAAGTTGGGCGACTCGCTCTACAACCGATTGTGCGAGTATTATCAATCCGTTTCGCCCGACGACTTCTATATGTCAGTCAGCAACGGCGAACACACTCAGCAGCCCTGGATGCAACTCCTGCTTATGGCACAGCGCATGGTGACATACGATGCCATGTCGCGCTTCGCCTACACACAGGCTCTCTCTATCAACGGCACCGGCATCAACGTGGCTTCAAGCGACGACTACGCCACGGCATCCAAAGACCTTCTCGACAAGGGCGTGCAGGGATATAAGCGCGAGGCGATGGTGTCGCTCAATCAGATGCTCGTAATGCTCGAAGGTTGGGCAAAGGATTGTGTTAAAAAACAGGCTTCTGACGTACAGAAAACAGCCGAAAGCGTACCGAATACCGACAATAGTGTACCGAAAACGGACGAAAGTGTGACTGAGATTGAGGAAATCACAAATCTATGGAAAGAGAGCACCTACTACTACCTTCACCACGACCTCCTTATTGCCACATGTGCCGACCTTCAGCACTACCTCGACATCTACGAGAGTCGTGAGAAGTTCATCCGTCTTCTGCCCGACCTTCACTTCATCCAGGACGAATACATCAGTGAGGCTATTGGCGAAGACACGGTGCAGCGTCTGCTTCACACCGACGCCCCTGCCGACAAACCACTTCTTCGCAAGGTACGTCGCCTGATGGTGGCTCACCTCGAAGAGCGCACAACAATTCTCACTATTGACAAGGCACGTCGAGCTGCTGCCCACAACGAGGCCATTGCTCTACGCACCTCGGTGCTCCGCCTCATGGAAATGCGCAAGGCAGTGGATGCTGCCAACGCCACCCCTGACAAGCCCTCAACCAACACCACCGACTCAACAAGCAAAGGCTACGAGAACAACCAGCCAGACAGCAAGATATTCGTATCGCCACTGCTGTATTAGTTTCCCCAAAGACTTAATCCCCAAGACTTAGAAAGGCCCAGTAAAGCCCAGTAAGGCTTAAAAATAAAAAAATTATGGAAGAAATAATCCGCATCCTAACCCCTGCCATCTCCGCCCGTATGCTCACCTCCGACCAGCGTGAAGCCTTCGAGCGCGGTCTTACTCTTCTTGAGCAGAACCCACAGGCAATGTCGTTCGTAAAGGAGAGCCGACGCTTCCGCGACTATCATCGTCGTGTGCGTCAGCTCCTCACCTATCTGCAAACTATGCAGACCTCACGCACGGAGATAAAGCGTCATGTCGGTCGCCCCACCCGTGAGGAGCAGGCGCTCTATGCCGAGCAGCAGAAGGAGAAGGCTCTTGAGGAAGCGCGTCGCTCGCTCTTCCCCGACCTGCAGCCCGACCTCACCTTGCAGCCTCTCACCTACGGCGGCATCGTAGCCAACCCCAACGGCGAGACCATTGCGTCCACCATGCCCAACCTCATGCAGCTCCGACCGTTCCTCACCGAACGTCTGCAAGAGCAGGTCAACACCGTGCGCTCCCTGCGCAATGAGATGGCAGCAAAGGCAGAGCAAGCCAAAACCATGACCGAAGCCAACGAGAAGGCTGGCAGACCTATCTACACCGAAGAAGAGATTGCCATCCTCGCCACCCGTGCCGTGAAGATAGAGAGCGACATCCTCCCTCGTATCTACATCAACGTTGACCGCGAAATTGGCGAGGCATACCTTCGCCTATCCCCGCGCACTGGCGACCCCGAATACATCGCCCGAATAGAAAAGGCGTGCAACGTTCCACCGCAGAACCTACGCGCCCAGTTCCGTCCTTTTTATGACAAGGCGCTCGCCCGTGACCCTCTCTTCGCCCAGTCGGTAGCCGACAAGATAGCCAACGACCGCCCCGAAGTGAAAGCCGCCCGCGACGCAGCAGCCAAGCACAAAGCCGAAGCCGACGCTCTCATCAAATATATCATGCGTAAGGACAAGTCATCGACCAAAGCCCGCGTAAAGGGCCTTACCGACCGCATCGCCCAACTCCGCAAAGACTACGCCGACATCGTGACCGAGGACGAACTGAAAGGCTACGAGGCAATTCTTCTTAAAGTGGAGGAAGAAGTGAAAAGTGAAAAGTGAAAAATCCAACAGCTAAAAGCAATCATGTTTCATCACGGCTTAGAAAGGCCTAAAAAGGCTTAGAAAGGCCCAGTCAAAAATAAAAAGGCTTAGTAAGGCTTAAATACAAGACCCATGACCTCATTCGATCAACTCAAACAAATCTGCACCACCGCCTGCCACGACCGCCACGCTTGTGCCGAAGGCTATCGTGCCATGCTCGCCACCGAAAATATCAGTCAGCTAATGGCTGTGTGGCGTGCGAATTGGGAAGACCTCGTTGAGAGCAAATACGCCGACATTATCAATGAACTGCTTCCTGCTCTCTACCCCTCACTAAAGGAAGAAATGAACGCAGCTGGCATCTACGTCAACGAATGTCCGCAGCCTGCCCCCGAGTACGTCCTTGTTATTGTTACCGACTATGACCACATCGTTGAGATAAACGACTACGCCAAGTGTTACGTCATTGGCAAGGCACGGGTTCGAGCATGGGACCACGCCCAGGTGTATAGCGAGAAGAACGATAGAGCTATCATAAATCTCTACGATTACTCCTATGGTCACGTCAGCAAAGGAGAGGCTATTGCTCTCGGCCACTCACACCTATGGACCTCCACTAACGCAGGGCTAAATGGCAGCGTGACTTGCGAAGCCTACGGTGGCGAAATACGTGTCAGCAGTTATCTGAAGATTGAAGCCTACGGCGACACTAAGGTATTCAGCAAAACAGACCGCAATATCACGCTCTACGGCAACGCAAAAATAATAGTATAACAAGAAAGCCCAGTACGACTTAGTACGGCTTAGTACGGCTTAGTACGGCTTAAAAACTCCAGCAAACCCAGTAAGGCCCATTTAATAACAATCAACATGAACAGCAAACTCACCATTCTTGCCGATGGCAAGCCGCTCACCCTAAAAGAAGACGCATCCATCAGTATCGAGTTGAGCAACCCATTGTTCAACGACACCGAGATGTTCTCCTATCCCGTAGAGCTGCCCATCGAAGGCAACCGACATTTCCTAAAGAACGTGGATGATGTCAGCAGCGACATCCGCCCCGTGAACTACGAGCACACGCCGATGCAAATTATCGCCGATGGCGTACCCTTTGCGTCGGGCACAGCTATCATTCAAGAAAACGAACGACTGGAAGGCTCCCTCTCGCTCAACGTCGATGCAAACACACAATCGTTCTCCGACCTCATTAGCGACCTCAAGTGCAACGAGGTGCCTATACCGTCTAAATACCAAGACCAGCTTCTTATAGGCGAGAAGATAGACGAAGTGAGCGTGAGCGTTAACTATAAGACCGAGGTAGAAATTAAATACCAGGGTAAGAAAAGCAATAAGAAGTATGGCTCGGTGGGCGACGACTATACTACGGAGACTACCTTCTCCCCTCAAGCCCTCGGTTTCTCTTATCCTGCTCAATGCAAAGAAACCGGCAATTTGCACGAAGCTGTATTGTTGAAGACCTACACTTACCCCAACGGTAACAGCGTTAAGATACCAGACGTGCTGACTTCTTACATCAACGTGAGTGACGCTTACCCTCATAAACTCTTCTGTAACGCCCGTGTGTGCTATGCCCACCATGACTTGAACGATGATGGCACCACGTCCGACAGTCTTGTGCAGTATTCCACAAAACGCAAGGGCGAAGACCCGAACAACAAAAATCACGAGCAGGAAATGTATGAAGACCGCGGACCTATATGGGTGTTGGATGCCGACCGCCCACAATCTGGTATTTGCTTCTACATGCTCTTCTTTCTCGATTGTTTGTTTGAATATCTCGGCGTGCAGTTCGACAAGTCGGCATTGGAGGATATTGGCGACATGAAGCGTCTGTGTTTCTTCACTACAAAGTGTGCTTACGACATAAAACCGCTTTATGCCAAGGAAACCTACGAGGAAAATGACAAGGAGGTTCTTGCCGGACTGAAAAAGAAGGGCGACGTGAAGGTTGGCTTTTTCCAGAAGCAAGCTAATAGCGAAAAGGATGCAAAGGACCTTTTTGAAGACGTGAACAAATGGCTCGACTCTCGCGGTTGTGGCGGCACTCTAAAGCTCGAAAACCCCAAAAACAAGGACGTGCAAGAGGTGAAATATCGTAAGGTATCGTATGAGGTTGTTGAGAAGTTGTTAAATGGTCCTTTCACCAACGGATTATACAAAACTACCGATGTTGTTAAAGTTCTTGACGATTGGGAGACCGTAACTGTGGGCAAGGACAACGTGGCGAGCATCACCTGCAAGAGCACTATTAAGAAGGCTCAGATGAGTGCAAGCATATTCCGTATGTATGCAAACGAGAAGAACTTTCCCGACGAGTCGGTGTCGGACGTTATCGATTCTTTGGAGCAACAGTTCGGCATTAAGTTCCATTACGATTACGAGCAGAAGAAAGTAACGGCTTATCTCATCCGCGACGTATTCCGTAAGCAGAACCCTACGCCTCGCGATTTTCACGCCCAGGTGCTCAGTATGCTCCCCATCACGGAGAAGATTACTGGTGTGCGTGCTGGATATGCAGCCGAGAGCGATGCAAAAGAGCAGAAAAGCAACGTGAAGAACGCTGTAAAGGACTATAACACCGACTACGACTACATTGAATACCCCAAGGATCGCACCGTAACAAATATGGTTTATAAAGACATTATACACAAGGTTAACGACGGACAGATGAACGTGTTTGTGGACCTTCAGACGGGTAACAAGTATCGTGTAAAGATTGACAAGGAGTTTACTGATGCAAGCAATATGGAGGCTCGCTTGTTTGAGGTGGCTGCTATGAAAGGTGTAGAGATAGGCGATTGCTCTACCCTTAACGAAGACTTCATTCGGGAGTTTAAATCGAGCTTTGTACCTGTGGGTATGGTGGATGCAAACTACCGTATGGCCCTATCGTCAAGCACGGGTAGCACTTGCGCTACTGACAATCCTAAACAGCCCAACGAAGTGGGCAAGCAATATGAAGGCTATGAGTTTGGTGAAGTGAACGGCTCTTACGCCAAAACCCAGATGGCAGCTCTCGTTGACGAAGACATGGAGCATGAGTTCGTGAAGCAGTATGTCAAGAACACCATGTCGTCTATGGTGGCTGACTTTTATGCCACTGAGGAACTTTGCTTGCGTGAGAGCTATGATCCGTCTTCCACCGATGATGGCAACTCGCCCCTTCAATCATACGATTGGGGATTGTCTATTGCTGTAATGCGAGGTGGTGGCGTGGATTCTACTCACGAACCCTACGACTATAACTATGATGGCTTTGGCAACTCAAAGTGGCGCACAAAGGCTGGCGACTATGCGCTTACAACGGACAGCATCGACAACTACGGCAACTTCTATTCTTATAATAGTGCTGATAACGACGAACGTTTCTCTCTCAAGCCGCGTGCTTGGGTGCAGCCCGAATGGGCAGATGCTCCACTTGTGGTAAACACTCCCGAAGTGAAGAACCGAGGCTACGTAGACGTGTTCCTAATCGACTATATCCATTTTATCCTCAATCGCAAGCGTTACTATATCAAGTGTCTTGCCTCCGTAGCTCAGGTAGCCGACATTCAGAACCACTGGAAAGAGTGGTGGAATATCGACGGAAAGAAATGTCTGATTGACAAGGTAAACGCCGAGGTATCGGCAAAGGACGGATTGGGCGAAGTGGAACTTGAGGTGTTTGCTATATAGCAATCACAACGTTTTAATGACTAATAATTATTGATTAAAATTTTAAGCAATGGCAGCAAATCTGAAATTAGTTGATGGTTCTATATTCAACGGAAACCCTATCACGTTCTCCGTTAAGCCTCTCACGCTTAGTGGCTCGCCTTCCTTTCACCGAATGGTGTTTGATGTGAAGTGTGGCATGAGTGGTGGCAACTACGAGACCATACCTTTGACCGAGCCAGTCTTGACAGAAGATGGCAAAGAAGTACAAGTAGACATTTCGTCTGCCCTGCGCTCCTTTCGCGACTCCTACGAGTATTCGCCTGAGCCAGGTGTTATGCCTGTTGTAGGATTTAATGTGTCGGCATACGACGAGTATATGACTAACGGCGAAGTGAAGAAATCTGAGCCTGTGTCTTATCTCGCTGGAAAGGACGTGAAGCAAACCATCTTTGGTGGCTTTTCCGACTATGACCGATTGATGGGCGAGCAGGACATGAAGGTGGGCAGACTCACGCGTAAGCCTAACACCACACCTCAGTTGGTGTGCGTAGGCGAACAGCTTGTCTATGCCGATGCGTACAGTCCGGCTGTCAGTCTACTAACCGACACTTGGAAAGCACCCGAAGCCAAAGCCTACGACATAACCGTAGAGGGCGCACAGACCATAGGCGGGCAACAGCTCTTTGCCCTACCTGCTTCTGAGGCAGCACATCGCACCGAGTTTCGCTTCATCAACTCGTTCGGTGTGCTTGAAAGCATCAGCATACCCAAGAGTTATGCGCAGGAAATGCCCATCGAAGCCACCAACTACACCGTGACGCGCAAGGAAACCTTACACGCTTTCTCTCGGTCGGCAGTACGCAAGCAGGGCAACAAGGAGGGTTGGAACTATATGACCGACCCGTTGGATGAAACATGGCTCGCTTGGTATCTTCACGAATTGCTTATGTCCGAACACGTATGGCTGAAGATTAACGGCAAGTTTCTACCATGCATCATCGAGTCGGAAGACACCATTAAATATGCCGACGACACCAAGAACGATATATATAGCGTATCATTCACAGCACGACTCAGTTTCTGCGGCAGCACAAAGTTATAAAGCCTTACGACCTCAAGAGTCAACATGCTCTTGGGGTCGTTTGCGTTTAGGTATGTCCGTATTATGCTAACGCTTTTAGCTAAATTCGCCATAGAAAATCAACATAATATATGACACAAGCCACAACCAAAGACTATTGGATTTCTCCGACAGCTTTATATATAGAACTAAACTCGCTGGGCAATCCAAACTATATCCAGGCATCGTGCATAAGCGGTGCCCAGATACTTGTGTACGTCAAGAATATTATCGACTTCGATGCCGGACACAACTACCGACGCTGGCCTTTGCAAGCGGCTCCAACGGTATTCAATTCCAACACCGAAAAATACGTCTATGCCGCCATACCTCGCGACATGACGCTCACGGCTTCGGCATGGATCGTGTTTCCGTCAGAACAGATAGACATCTACGGCAAGAATGAAAAAGAAGAGCAGGTAGGCGACGAGAAATACTACTACATCTTCCTGCAGGGCATCATCACCTCGTCGGGCGATAACGGTACGGTGCAGCGCGATTGGAAAAAAGGCGGTAGAATAGTACATGGCTACTTATCCACTGACGAAGCAATCAGTGCCATGCCTAACGAAAGCGATTGGTATAACTATTCATCGTTTGACGTTATCGTGACCTTCCTAAAGAACATCACGATGGAGGCAGGCACCACATTCCGCCAACTTTTTGCCGACACGCTCACCATCATGCAAGGTGGAAAACTGTCGTTTGATGAGCAGAAGCGCGACATTATAGGTGTAGCCGATGATGTAACGCCAGTAACATCTAACGACACAATCGTCACACCCGATTATCTTGACAGAAACGCACTGTCAAGAACGCATAGAGATACCGCACAGGAGGAGATAACGTTTGAGAAAGGCTTGACAGCTGGGTCTTACGAGCGTCTAACAAGCGGTGCTGCTATCAATGCTGATGGTGCGGCAGAGGTGGAGAGTATTGTTGTGCGCGAGGACTTGACCGTGGGCGACGATGTGTTTGTGCGTGCTGATGGTGGTGCTCGTTTGGGTGATGTAGAGGTGGCCCGTGTGCGCTCTAAGGGTGCTGATGTGGGCGACCGCAACCTTATCAGCGGGCGCGGCTTTGACCTGTTTGTGGGTGCTGATGGCAAGAGCCACTTGTGGGTAGACGATGCTAACATACGTGGCAAGCTGGTAGCGATGAGCACTGAGATACGCAAGGTGTCATACAGCGGTGGCACGCTGCTGTTTAGCAACGCTGGCAGCACATTGGCCCGTGTGACCGCTGTGACGGATGACCAGGGCGCTGTGGTGGCCTACAAGTGCTGGGCGAAGGCCGATGATGGCACCACACAGACCATGAACTGGTGGCGCATAGGCATGATGGCGCTATGCCAGACATTTAACGTGAGTGGCAACACGGGCGGCAACCGTAGGTACTGGCGGTTGGTGGTGGGCGTGGGACAAGAGCGTCTTGATGATGGCAAGATATACGACTATGTGCTGTTGAGCAATATAGCAAGATTTTCGGCCGTGGCGTATAAGATACCCTACTATACGTCGGGCAGTGTGCTGACCGCGAAGGGCGACGTATTGCGCTGGGCAGGCGAGCCTGTGGGTGTGGTGCAGCGTAAGAGCGACATTCCTTTCGTGACCGCCTATGTGCTGCAAGAGGGCGGCAGCGCTGGCGACGTTTCTAAGATTAAGGACGACGATGACGTGCTTGTGATGAACCGTTCTTTTTATGGCTATGAGCCTACGCCCGATGGTAGTGCTCCTGATGCGCCTATGTCTGGCGATGTGATTGTGCAGTGTGGCGACCAGGTGCGATGGCTGAGCCGTGGCAACGTGATACGCCTGTGCACGAGTAGCGATGATGACGATATAGAGACAACGCCCTCGCTGTCGATGTATCACGGCATAGGTAGGCTGCGAGAGGTAATCGTGAATGGCGAGGCGAAAGCCGACAAGAGCGTTTGGCAGTGGCGCGACCTGACAGCCCTTATTTCTCCTACGAAAACATACATCAATTCTGACTATTTTTATTTCTTTTCAGAAGAAAGTGGCGGCATTGAGAAGGCGCAGTCGTTCTCTGAATTTAAGATGCAAAGCGATAAGGTAGCTGTTAGTGTGCGCGATGTGGCGACAGGCATTGAGAAGGCTGGCGTACATCTTAATGGCGATGATAGCTGCATTGTGGCGAAGGCTAACAAGTTTTATACCGAGAACGCGGCTGGTGTGCGCACCACGTCGGTTGACGAAGAGGGCAACCTAATAGCGCGGTCGTTGCACAGTGTGAGCAAGAGCGAGAGCAAGGTGATGTATGTGGATATAGAAGATGGTATGCTGACGTTCAGAACCTCTCAGAACAATGCCATGATGCAGTTTGGCATTGACGAGCATGGCTTTCCGAGCATGGTCTGCTATAACCCCGATGGCTCAATTGGCTGTATATATGGACCGAGCGGCCCGAATAACAACCCGTTGATAAACCCGAACGCTGTATTGGTGATGGGTGAGATAACGGGCAGCTATACATACAGCAAGGCAAGTTTCGCTGGTGATAAGACGATGCATACGTTATCATACACCGTTAAGTTGACGGTAAAGAATAACAGCGGAAATTATAAGACAATAAGTAATGCCGTGCTGAAGGTGAAGGTGGCCTCGCCCTACGATGCAAAAACTGTGGAATTGCATAGCAGTGACGAGAAGCTGCTGTTGAACCAAGAAACGATGGATATGACTTATACCTTTGTACAAAGTTTCTCTTTACCATCGAGCACAATGATAAGTATCGCCGATAACGCCACCGTGACCGTTGAGAACGAGGGCGGCAGGACGTGGACCACAAGGATTAACAAAACGAATTAACAATAAAAATAATCAATTATGAATGAAGTAGAAATAAGAGCGAGAATTAGACCAGTGAAAGCTGGTACAGCATGGGATGCCGAGCGTACTTATGCGATGCTTGACTACATTGTTATCGAAGGTGCTACAATGTACCTTAGTAAAAAGGATGATAACCTTAATCATCCTCTGACCGATACCGTGTGGTGGGATGAATGTATTAACCTTTCCGATGTGGTTGAAAAGGCCAAGAAAGCTATTGAAGACTGTGAGCAAGCGGGCGTAGGCGCTAACGACGCGGCAACACAGGCTAACGAATCGGCACAGAACGCACAAACGCAAGCCACCAAGGCAGCCGCCACTGCTGATGCTGCGATGAAGGCAACAAAACTTGCTAACGATGCGGCACAGGCTGCTAACACAGCCGCTGAGGGCGCTAACACTGTGAACGCAAAATTGGGCAAAGACAATGTATTGATGGTGACTGACCGCGAGGGCAATTCGGCACAGGTGCCGCTGGGCGATGCTGCCGATGTGGCGCGTATGAAGCAGAGCCTTGGCCCGTATTCTGACCGCCCCGACATTGTGTTAACCCCCTCGCAGACGGGCTATGTGGTGAGCAAGGACGGTGTGAAGACCGCGAAAGCTGGCTGGGCGATGGCCGAGTTTACTGCCGAGTTGGGCAACGAATATTTGTTTAAACCAGGCGCTACGGATGGCAGCGTGTGCGTGTTTGCCGAGTATATAGACAAGGTAGAGCGCCGCGCAATAGAATATGCCTATACCTACGACGAGAAAGGCCGTGTGGCAACAGCAAAAGCTACGTATGATGGTAAGACACACTCTTACACCTATGCCTACACCACGCAAGAGAGCACAACGGGCGCTGGCACAGAGGCGCAGGGTGAGGTGTGTGTGATAACTGACGACCAGACAGGGCAGACGGTGGACTACTTGCCCGCCACCTTCCAAACAAAAGTGGGCAGCTATCAGCCCCTGACGCTGCTCAACGCCGATGCCGAGCTGCCTGTAGATGGCTACTGCCGATTTGTATCAAACTTTCAAGCTCGCAGCGCCATCAAGGTTGTGGTGAGCTATAAGGTGGACGTGGCCGACCTGACCATGAAGGTGGTGAGAGACGGTATGACAGCGAGCATGTGTACGCAGCTGTCGAAGATTAACCAGAAGGTGGACGAGGCGAAGGCTGGCATTGAGGAGCTGAAAGACTCGATTGTGGCTGACAGCGACTATTATGTAGCCGAGAACGATGAAAAGACGGGCGACCCTCACTTTCAGAACGGTAAAGGGAACAAGGACATCTTGAACGACTGGCATCTTTTCTTGATAGACCACACTGACAACACTGGCGAGGCGACACACCCAGTAGGGCAGCTGATGGATAACAACTTTTTCCGCTTTGTGGGTGGCGCGTTTGCCCCAACTGTGGGCATAACAGAAGAGATGCGTGCGGCTTGCGACGTACAGCTATATACCGATGCTGAACATACACAGAAGCTGACACTGAAGAATGGCGTTGTCGTTACTGATAAGGCTGGAGCACATCCCTATAATGCGGTAGAGGTGTATAACTCGCTGGGCTTGGTACAGCTATATGATGGCGAAGGCAATAAAGTGCGCCAGCTGCTGCCGTGGGAGACAACGGAGACCAAATATTCGGTGATGTTGGGCAGATATGATACGCTCTACCCTATCGACCAACAGACAGGCAAGAGCGGCAAGGTGATAAGCGGCATCTTTACAAAGCCTGTGCGATATGATGGCATAGATGCTGGCCGTTTCCCCCTGTTAGGCACAGCCATAGCCCCTTGCCCTGTGACGACCGTGGGCAATAAGACGCGTAACTTCTTCTTTGCTTATGCTGTGGGCGACACAAACACTACGAATACTGGAAACCCACAGAGCAATGATTTGTGCTCGGTATATCTTGATGGCAGAACCTATCCAAGAACAAGTGATATGAACCAGATAACGACCATGCAACGCGCACGTGCTAACAACGCTGATACAACCCCCCCTGTGCCCTTTGCCGAGGGAGGCTATCATGCCTTGAACACATTTACCATGTGTATGGAGCTGCTGTATGGCACGAAGTATTTGCACGACAACAATTTGTTTGGCTCGGGCATATCGTCTAACGACCCGTGCAACAGCGAGGCTACATGGTTGAATAATGGTGGTGTGCGATGCAAAGAACAAGGAACGGCCGATTGGGGTTATTATACTTGGGGCGCAAACACGCCATTTGGTTATAACAACAAGATGCAGAAATATAACTTTTCTTGCCACATAAACTATTACATGGCGAAAGAAGAGTGTATGGAGAGCCAGATGGCAGCATCGTGGGCAGCAGAGATGGGTGTGGCCGAAGACACAGAATTTGAGGCATACGGCTCAACCTATCATTATAAGAACATACCAGGCGTAAAAGGCTTGAAAGATGGCGAGATGAACTGTAAGGTGTATCGTAAGCGTATAGGCACCTGCAAGGGCTACAAAGATGCTGACACGCTGGCCACCTATGACCTTGAGATACAGTTGCGCATGTCGTTGATACATGGCATGAACCTCAGTGGCGACATCTTTGCCTATTGGGGTGGCGGCTGTGAGATGGTGGGCACCAATAAGGTTACGACGAATGGTAGTTATAATGCCGAACAGCTCGAGAAAAACTTTGTAGAATTTTATTTAGAGCCGTATCAAGAAAAGTGGGTGAATGAGACTAACACACAACTGAACGAATTGGGCATATTCGGCTTTGAGGCGGTGTATAACAAGATTGGCATCTTTGGTCCGCCGATCTTATCAGACGGATATACCAAAAAGAGGCTGGGGTTTACACCTTATAAGATAGAAAATGGTGGTGGTTTAGGTTCGGGACAGGGCTTCTACGGTTGGACGTTCCCGTATTGGTCGCGCACACTCAACCAACGTGTTCGCATAGCCGTGCGTTTTCGTGGCTATTCGTACTATGGCGCATGTGCGCCGCGGTCTCTCAATGCTACCGTTGCGGTGTCGAATACGTACGTGCACGCTGGCGGTTCTGCCCAGTGCCGTATTGTGCAACGTGGCGCAGCTTAGCGCAGCTGGCGCAGCACGGTGCAACCGTGCGAAGCGGGGCTGCAAGCCCCGTGCCCCACTTTGACATTAATGATTAAAATAAAAACACATGAAAGTGGAAAATAAAAAATATCCCCAATGGCGAGACAAGCCTGGCATGAGGGCCATGGCCCATGAAGCTCGCATGAGGGGTGATGTCACTCTGATAAGAAGTGGCTAAAGAGGTTGGTGTTTCCGAGCCGTGCGTTTTCGTGGCAATTCGAACAATGGCAAATGTGCGCCGCGGTATCTCAATGCTAACAATGCGGTGTCGAATACGAACGTGAACGATGGCGGTTCTGCCCAACGTCGGGCATCAAGAAATGATGCAGAACTAATATACGGGAACACCACTCTCGCTCAGGAGAAGCAGAAAATATCAAAGACAAGGGATGTGAGCGTAGCACGATGGCTGTACGCGATGCAGCGGACGTGATCGAGAGACATTCTGACGGACAGACAGTTCCGTCAACTTTTTAGCCCGACACTGATTATTAACAGCGGAGTAATCCGCACAAAATATATTATTAACGTGCATAGACCCAACTACATTCCCTTCGTTGCAGACGACTACAGGAAGGCCGTTGAGAGTGCTGCTAAAGGAAGAAGAAAACGTCCCGAGGTAAAGGAGGCATTGAAAGATGTAGATGGGCTATGCGCAAGTATTAAACAACATCTCAAAAATGGAAGCTGGCGTAAGGATATAGCGTATCAAAAGCTGACAAAGGTGAACAACAATAAGAAGGTGAGGCATATTGACGCTCCTACATTCAGGACGTTGGTGTATGAGCACTTGCTGAAGAACAAGCTGGAGCCGATATATCGTAGACGAGACCCATTGGTGTCGCTGAACTGCAAGGATGGGTGCGGCATAACTCCATCGGCTAAACATAAGGAATTGAAAAGCAACTATGTGCTGCTAAGAGTGAAGCACCTGTTCTACGACCTGCGAGAACTGGAATGGGTGGTAACAGCCGACCAACGACAATGCTATATGCACGTGAAGCCAAGCGTATTTCGTAAGGAGCTGAAATATCTTATTGGCGACAAATGGCTGATAGACTTTGCTGTGGAGCTGTGCTTCGTTGATGGTCAGTTGCCTGTGGGCACACCTACGAGTCCGCTTGCTCACCATATACTGATGTTGAGATTTCACGAATGGCTGTGCAGAAACACCGAATGGCGATTGTGCTATGCCGATAACTGTATGGTGGCTTGTAGAACTATAGAAGAAGCGCAGCAGATGAAGTGGAGGATAAGACAGTATTGGTGGTATGAGCTTGACATGAGGGCGAAACGAGGCGACACAAGGGTGACGAGCATAAACGACAAGCGAGGCATTGATTTTTGCGGATACAGGGTGATACGCAATCCTGGCAAGCACGTTACCGACACGAACAAGGGCTACTGCCTTATACGCAAAGATACGTTGCTAAGAGCGAGAAAATGCGACAGCAATGAGTCGTGGGGTAGCTATTTCGGGCTGATGCGCCATGCTGACTGCTTCGGAGAGATGGTAAAGATAGAGAAAAAGATGAAGTTAAGAGAACTGACAAAGAAGATACGCATAGACCGCAAGATGGATGCCCCTAACATAAAGGCCCTTGACCTTACACGTAGTGGGCAGACATTTACGGTTTACGACTATGAGATACGCAAGAGCGAGAAAACGGGAGAGGCTAACTGGATAAAGATGCTGATAGGTATGCCAGAAGTGACCGACAACGGAGAACTGACAGGCAAGATGCTGGCACGCGAGGTACACGGCGGTATGATGGGCATTGTGGCGTGGATGGTGGCAGCGGAACAGGAGTATGGCAAGAAGAACTTGCTGCCGTTGGAGGACGTGAGGATTGTGGACGAGTGCGGATATATCTTTGAGGGTTCGACTAATCAGATGGAATACATTGAGGCAGTTTGACGAGTAGACGAGTAGACAAGTTTAATAATACATAACGACTATGGAAAAGATGTTTTTTTCTGAACCCCAACAGCGGGTTACAGTGGGCGCATACGGCAAGGTGCTGGTGTTGCTAAACGAGAGAAAAGAGAAACCTGTGGGCGACAGCATGGGCGATGAGATGCGCGATGCTGTTGTACCTACGGAGCAGTATGTGTATGACGGATGCTGGTTTGATACAGGAGGCATGACTTCAGAACAGGCGTTGCTGGCCGCTGCCAAGGCTTCTTTGCTGTCGGCTATTGAAGCCTATGATGCCTCTGACAGCGTGAACGCGTTTATGCTGAACGGGCAGAAGGTGTGGCTGGATAAGGCTACACGTGTGGGACTGATGAACTCTACCACAATCGCGAAGGCGATGGGACAGGCCACGACGACGTTGTGGATGGGCGATGCGAAGCTGGTGGTTGACTGCGACAAAGCGATACAACTGCTATCGGCGCTGGAGATGTATGCGCTGGAGTGCTTTAACATTACGGCGGCACACAAGAAGGCTGTGACCGAGATGACGACGCTGGAGGATGTGTTGGGCTACGACTATACAGGTGGATACCCACAAAAACTAACTATGGAGGTGTAAGATGGTGTTATTAAGTGTTATAGCGACATTGCTCTTTGTAGCGCTGCTGGGCGTGGTGATAGAAAAGCACGGTGTGCCCGACATGTTGAGCAGCATCTACTACCTGCTTGGCAAGCGTGGGTGGATGTTCCAGTTGGCAATGGTGGTGCTGGGCATAGTGATGATGGTATGTCTGCTTGACAGCGGTCTTGGTGAGCCCTGCCTTGCGTTTTTAACGTGTTTGGGGCTGATATTTGTGGGCACTGCACCGCGTTTTCTTGATGCTGGCGAGCGGGCGGTACATAAAGGTGCGGCTATTGTGTCGGGCGTGTCGGGCGTGGCATGGTGCTTGACGGTAGACTGGCCTTTAACGTTGTGTATCGTGTCATTGTATGGCTGGTATTGGCTGTTATGCCATCGCTACAAAGAAAGCAAGCTGTGGTTGATGGCCGAGGTTACAGCGGCGTGGTTAGTGTTATTGACTTATTGGTGTAACATATAACTTAGAAGATATGAAAAGTATAGTAAAAGGAAATAATTTCGCGCTCCTGATACCTGTGCGCCGCATGGAAGAGGGGCAGATGGTGGCTATGCCACTGACCGTATGTGAAGAGATACATGTGCGGCTGGTGAGCGCTGTGCGACGTTTCGACCTCGTGACTGTGATTGACACTGTGAACGATGGTAGATTGCGTGCTCAGGTGCCCGCCACATTGCCGATAGGCACGTATGCGCTGGAGGTAAGTGGCAAGCTGCTGGGCACGAGCTGGCGTAGCAACGAGTATGAGCAGATACGCATTGTAGACAACAACGCGCTGGCCGACACGGTGCTGAGCGATGTTGACGACAATGAACCGAGCGTGGAGATAGATACTCAGGTGGTGGTGTATGCTGCTGCCCCTACCCTATTGCCCTGTGGCGAGTGGGTGAAGGACAAGATGTATGCCGTGGGCTCGCTGGTGAGCCATGGGCTGTGCTGCTGGCAAGCGGTGGAGGTGACAACCTCAGAACCGAAGAAAGGCTCAACCTCATGGGTGGTGCTGCTGGATGCCGAGCCACTGAAAGACGTGGCTATTGACACTGCTACCGAGGTGGTAAAGAACGCTATCAGTGTGCGCGTTGATGGGCCTGACCTGGTGATAACGGTAAATGACGGAAAGGAGTAAAAGGCTATGGCAGATATTAGTTATATAGACGTAACGTCGCTGGACGTGGTGCCCGATGGTGTGCAGAATGATGATGTGCTACTGCTGGTGCGTAGCAATGCTGATGGCACGAAGACGTGCTACCGTGTGCCAGGCACGAAATTTAAGGGCGACGCTGGCCGTAGCGCCTATGATGTGGCCAAGGAGCAAGGCTATGAGGGCACGTTGGCTGACTGGGAGGCGCAGGTGGCTAAGGTGAGTAGGTTTAGTGTGTCGTATGATGCCGACACGGGCGAGATTGTTTTTAGGCAGTGAGCCAGGAGACAAGTTGACGAGTTGACAAGTTGACGAGGAGATTTGCTTGTTCGTTCGGCTTTGCGGCTTGCCTAAGTAAGAAAAATAAGTAACTTAAAAAATGTTTAGTAATATGAAAGAAAAAATTAGAAACATCTGTAAGAAGGTGTATGATGGCTATCAGAAGCTGGTGGCCAAGGTGGGTGCCGACAGACTGGTACACCTGTTTTTGAGTGTTGCCGCTACGCTGGTGGGCACCCTGACGCTGTGTCGTACATTTGCGGCGCTTCATGTGTGGGTAGCGGCACTGATTAGCGCATTGGCGGTGTTTGCCGTTGGCTTGCGCAAGGAGAGAGCCGATGCTGAATATGGCGGTGGCTTTGACAAGGTGGACCTGATGTGGGGCGGCATAGGCTGCGCGGTGGGGTTTATTGTGTGTGTGGCGTTACTTTAACATATACCAGCTATGAATATAAGCGACATCTTGATAAACAAACTAAAAGCGTTTGAGGGTTATCGCCGCAAGGCATACCGTTGCGCGGCGGGCGTGTGGACCTGTGGCTACGGCCACACACATGGCGTTACGCCCCGCACTACTTGTAATGAAAGTCTGGCAGAGGCATGGCTGCGGTCCGACCTCCGACCTATCGAACGCTTCTTGTCATCTATCCCCGAAATAACGAAAACACAAGGACGTTTCGATGCCTGTGCCGATTTTTGTTACAATTTGGGCATAGGTGCGTTCAAGGCTTCAACACTGTTTAAACGCATACAGCGCAACGACACGCTGGAAGCCATACAAGCCGAATTTCTTAAATGGGTATATGCAGGTGGTAAACAACTCGAGGGATTAAAAACGCGACGACAGTGGGAGGCTCAACGCTTTGCTGAGTGATGTGTGAGCCGAAACCGCTATTACGGCAAAGCAACGAGCGTGTTGCTGCCGACACTAAAAAACCGCTCTTCATCCTCGCGGACCAAGAGCGGCAATAACATTTTAAATACTTTATAGAATATGAAATTCTAAAAAATACTTTTGCAAAGATACAACAAAAAGGCGAGACTACAAAAGTGGTTCGCCATTTTTGTTTTGTTCTTGTTGTTCATTCACCTGGCACAGTGAAGTCAATCCACTTCAAGTTGGGGAAGTACTGCTGATAGTTGTCCTTCGTCACGTCCTGCTCCCAGTCGGTACCGTCCATATACTCTATGCAGATGCTGACGGGCAAGGCATGCACCTTCTCCCCTCCGATATAGGCAGCGTTAGCCACACGCTTATATTTCTTATTCGTGTCGAAAGGTCCGGTTGCCGATACCTTGCGCAACAGAAGGTTTGGAGTCATGCCTCCTGACACGTCGCCCACCTCGTTTACGGCACACCACTCCACTTTGACATACTTCACCTTCTTCTCTCCCTGGCACGTAAACCCAACGTTCAGTTCCTTGGAGGTGTAGAGGATGGTAGGTTTTAACTTAAAGGTTGAGAACACCACTTGTGCTTTTGCTGTATGGGCAACGAGCATCATTGCCAACAGAAGCATCATTTTGATTGATTTTTTCATACATGGATATTTTTATACGTTAGTACTTTCGTAGTTTATCACCTTTAAAATCTTTTGCATTATGCCAAAAGTTAAATTCGCGACTGACATTCAGGCGATTTCTTGTAAGTTGTTCTCCAAAAAGGGCGTGATTTACAGTGTGAACAAACGCACGGGTGAAACTTACCATTTCGACCGTCATGTGATTAACAATCCTAACACCGGGCAGCATGCTATTCGCGCCACCCCCTGGCATGGCTCTGAAAGAAAAGAGCGTGTCGGGGAGGTTTTGTGTGTTTCTTTATTCAGTGAGCAACAATACTCCCACCCTTACTTTTGCGCCACAATGAGGACAGAAGGCTGTTGTGGTGATTGTGGACTGTGCTTCCTCTTGCGTATTTTCTTTTTTCTCCTCTTTCTTTTTGTCAAATAAAAGAACGTTTTCCTTAACATTATCCGAATCACCTATTGGATAGAATAAATCCGTGATGTCGCAATCCAGTTTCTCACAAAAGTCTTCCAAACGTTTTATTGAAGGGTTGCCTTTGATGTAATTCTGAATGATGTTCTGCGTCTTTAGGTCGAACTTCTGACAGAAAGACGTAATGGTGTAACCGCGCTCTGTTATGGCGCGACGGATGTCGATTTTAGTTCTCATTTATAAATTCGTATTGTTTTGATTGCAAAATTAATATATATATTTGTATTTTGCAAGTTTTTATCAAGAATAGTTATCATATACAATTATTTTCTTTCAAAAGAGTATGTTTTTAATCAGTTTTCAGTGTTTCCTTATGTATTATTGGTAAAAAAAGAGAGATGTCTAATCTGTTTTATTATGTTTGAATTATTATTTCACCCCTATAAAGAGTTAATTATCAATATTTTAGCCTACATCTACACTTGTAAAACCGCCCCAAGAGGGATATATAAATAATTGATAATTAGAGCAATCATATCCATCAATCTCGCCCTGCAACTTCGATTCACAAGCGAGAGCGCCGCCGCACTGAAGAGGGGGCCTATGCCCTTGTGTAGTCCCGACTTAACAAGGTATATGCTAAGCACTCAGGCGGGCGAGGGTGTCCGGCTGGGCATCGAGGGTGCGCAGCTCAGGGCGTGAGGCATACCAGACGGGGCAAGGGTGCGCCCCATCGCTCGCACATTTGAAGCGGTCGAGGGCGTGGCGTTCGGTGTGCTGTTGTGTATATCGTCGGTGGGTCTTGTGGCGGTCGGTGGTCGGCTCTCGTGTGTCGGTGGCTGCTGTGGATTCCTGAATGGGGGCGAGGTGGTCGGAGGTGGTGCGCCATCGCCTAATGGTGTTGCGTGTGGTGCTGTTGTCGCGCCGTAAAAATAAAATATAAATATACTACAAAAAAGTTATATAAAAATTTGCATATATAACGTTTTTGTAGTATCTTTGCAGTGTGAAATAAAAACAAATGTTTAACCAATTAAAAACAAAATGAAATGGAATGAACTAAAAAGACAGGCTTTAAAACATGGGTTCCAATTCGTGAAGCACGGCAAAGAACACGATGAATATTACAACCCAGCAACAGGCGTAACCGTGCAAATAGAAAGACATGGGAGTCAAGAGGTACGCAAGGGCTTGGCCTCCAAATTGCGCAAGCAAATAGGATTCTAACAACAAGGGCGAGGGGTTGCCCCTCCCCTCGCCTTTATAAAAGATATTAAGCACATGAAAGATAATAAATTTTTGGTGACCATCGAGAAAGACAGCGATGGCACATTTATAGCGTATAACGTAGACGAAAGCCCCTACACGCTCATAGGGCGCGGGGCTACCGTAAAGGAAGCAAAGGCAGACTTTGCAAACTCTATGCAGGAAGTAAAGGCAAGCGAGGAGGAAAGGGAAGGCGCAGCCGCTCCCATCCTTTCGGCTGTGCCTGCGTTTAGTTTCGATCTCTCTTCGCTGTTTGAATATTATTCGATGTTGAACGTGAGCGCGTTTGCGCGTTATCTGGGCATCAATGAGACGTTAATGCGTCAGTACAAAAAAGGAAATATATATATTTCCGAGGTACAATTGCAGAAGATCGAAGACGGTTTACACCGTTTAGGGGCTGACTTCCTCGGGCTTCGGCTCGTGTAGGGTTGCGCCCTTTCGTTTCATTTCATTTTATCCCGACAAGGTTTGCACCCTGTCGGGATTTTTTTTGCTCTTACTTCTTTCTTCTTTGTTCCTTCGCCCTGCTCCAGACGCTCCACGATGGCGCGGAGCTGTTGCACGGTGTCGGCTGTGTAGATCTCACAGCCTACACGCACGACACCCACCAAACCACCACCGCCACCGGCTGAACGCTGCGCCCTGGCTTGCTTCAGCTCCTCGACGACTGAAGGAGGGGCGAGCAGCTGCCACGGTTCGACATCCAAGGCGGCGGCGATGCGCTCTAAGGTTGGAAACGAGGGGCGCGAGATAGAAGCGGAAACACTGGCTTGAGAAACCCCCATTTTGTTCGCTATTTCTTGTTGTGTGATTCCCTTTTGGGATAACATTTCTTTTATATATGATTGCATAAGATTATATTTATATTTTGATAGTGCAAAGATACACACATATATATAATATAAAGATATTCTAATACTAATATATGTTAATTATATGAATTTTCTTATATTTTATTTTGTGGTATAGGGTTTTCTTTATATCTTTGCAAGCGTAAACAAATAAATATAAGATTATGAAAGAGAAAATAAAAGAATTTGGAAAATTCAACGGCTGGCGCGGTTGCATGGGTTTGTATTTCAACACAAAACAGCTTCGCCCCTTGAAGAAGTACGGTATAACAGCCGCTACAACGTTAGAAGAAGCATATAACATTATTAACGAATAATATAGCAATATGGATTTTAACGAACTTACAACGATTTCGGGGGCGGTTGTCTTCATCAAACGCCCCGCCCCCTGGAACTGGCAAGCTATAGACGATAAAGGCGTAATTTGTGCAGCTCCTACAAAAAGAGAGTGCCAGCGCAAAGTAAATGTAATGCGCAAGGCTGGGCGTTATTCTCCATCCTTGGATAAATCAACGTGTAAAGGCTTCCCGCAATGAGGACACACAAGGCGCACGCCTTGCCCCTTCTCTTGCGGTGTGCTGGCTGCAACCTCTTCAGGGCTGGCAAAAAGTTGCCACATCGGAATATTAAGCACGGTCGCCCACTTCTCCAACGTGGGGTAAGATGGCGTTTTTATCTGTTGATATAAACCTACTGGAGATATACCAAGCAGGGCGGCAAACTCCTTTTGTGTTATATTGCGTTCTTTAAGTATTTGTTTTATCCTATTCATAATATATAATATTAGTATTTGGTATTGCAAATGTATATAAAAAATTAAAAGTATATAGTATATACTTAGTTAATAAGTATTAAATATATAGTTTTTTCTATTGCTTTATTTTGTTATACTAAGTATTTACTATATCTTTGCAAGCGTAAACAAAAACAAAAAATACGAGATTATGAAAATTTTTAAGAATGAATTAAACGGCGTTAATTTTAAAATAGTTTGTGATGTCTGGCAAACGGCATCATCTTGGGGACATGTTGCCAAACTGTTTGAAAATGATGTAGAAATAGGACGCTATAAAATAAAATTTACAAGTTTGTCTGTTATTGAAAATTACAGGCTTATAATACAATGTTTAATAAATGAAGTAAAAAAGCGCGCGGAAAAAACGGCGCTAACTGCTTTTTTAAAAGCTAAGGGCTACAAGCGTATGACGGCTAACAGGTATCTCGAATTGACTTTTTATCTGCAACATGATAAAAAATACATGTTATATAATGAACTTTTTAAAATTTATAATTTTTAATCCTGGACCGGTTAACCGGTCTTTAATACAAATAACAAAACAAAAAATACAAGATTATGAAAGCAACATTTAACCAGATCGTCGAGAACTTAGTAAAAGTATTAACCGACAAGGCCGAGAGCGCACAGTATTACAGCGACAATGAGCAATATATTTGCCTGTGTGGTTGGTGTGGCACCATGTCGCCCGTATCTCGCCCCGCATATTACAAGACATTCGGCAAGGACACAACCGAGGCAGCCGAGGCCAAGGCCCGCGAGATCATCGCCGAGAAGGAGGCAGCACGCCAGCGCACAAAGTACGCACAGCACGCACAGGAGGCCGACCGCCTCGAAGGAGTGCCCGCCGTTGGCGGCTTCTTCTGGGCTGATAACAGCGGCTTAAAGTGCGACGGAGGCCGCGGCCTATACGAGGAGCTGCACGCCCTCACCTACTACACACACGCAGCCGAGAAGCCCGCCCGCCTTTGTTGTGTTGAGCAAATTATAAACGTATCGGAGGCAGATTTTGCACGCCCTGAACTTGCCGACGAACTTGTAACACGTTACAACCAGCAAGGCTTCGCACGTTCTGAGGACGTGGACGAGGGCGATAATACCTACAACAACGACCCCGAAAAATTGGCTACCTTCTACACCGTCGGCGCCCTTGTTGTGTCGTCGTCCGGCAAATACTACCTTATAGATTCCGAGGGCTACAGCTATGCCCGTTATATCTATGTGCCTATAGAGTGGCCCGTAATGCTCGCCGATGAGGTGGCATGCGTCAAGGCCGAGGAGGACGCACGCAAGGCAGCCGAGGAGCGCCAGGCCGCCGAGGAGAAGGCGCAGCGCCTCGCTGAGTATCGCGCACGTTGCGCGAAGTGGTCGCCCCTGATGCGTAACGTGGAGAAGATGGAGCAGGAAGGCACAGCCATCGCACGAAAGATTGACAACGCACGAAAGGCGAATATATTAGCCATGTGCTCCGCCGCCTTCCCTGGTGTCAAGTTCTCCGTATCTGTTCGCCGTGGCTGGGGTGCTGATTTCGAGCTAACCTGGACCGACGGCCCGACCGTTGAGGAATTTAACGAAAAAACCGATCTTGACCTTTTTTGCAGCCGTCGCGACACCTTCGACGGTTGGGACGATTCAACGGACGTAATTTTTGCCGAGTTTGCCGAGTTCGCACGCCTGACCATGGGACGCAACGGCGGCGATATTAAGACAAGCCGCGAAATGTCGGACGAGGCACGCGCCGAGATATTGGCGCAGATCTTCGCAGCCGTGCCAGCCGCTGACAACCGCAACAAATACGGCTATACTGAGGCGTACACCTACACCAACAAGGAGGCCGAGGCAGTGGCCGCAGCCTTAGGCGTGGACGTGTTCGACATCTTCGCGCACGGCTACGCCGAGAACGCCGAGACCATCGCCCGCCGTGCCTGGAATGTGCGCAGCTACACCAAGACCACAACGCCAGAGCCTAACGACCCGAAGCCGGGCAAGGCTCAGGCCCAGGCGAAGGCGACCGAGCGCACCGAAGCCGCACCCGCTCAGGATGCAGCACAGACCTACACCGAGGCACCCGCCGAGGGTTTGCAGCTCGTAGAGACGGCCGAGGGTGTGGCAGTGATAGGCGACAGCCGCACAACATACAGCAACCGCAAGGCGATAAAAGCACACGGCGCGACATGGAACAAGGAGGCGAAGCAGTGGCAAGCAAGCGAGCCGGAGGCCGTGGCACGGCTGCGCGAGTGGTTCGGGGTGAATAGTACCCCGACCGCTGAAGAAGCAGACACAGCCGACGAGAACAAGCCGCAGGACGAGCACACACACCACCGAGAGCACGCCGAAGACTTCGCGGACGTGCTTGCAGCCGACCGCCTGAAGCTGTTGCGCAGTGCCGCCGCCGACTTCGACCGACTGACGCAAGCCGGGGAAAATATAGCCGCCGTAAATGCGCGATTGTCCGCCCTCTTTGCTTGTGGCGTGGACGTTGCCGACCTTGTGAGAGATGCCGACTACAAAGCAGACAAACGCGCCCGACAGCGTGCCGCCGCCGTGCTCACGGCTGACGAGTTCCGCACGCTGTACGGTTGCAGCAAGGAGGAGCACGAGCCTGCGGCATAGATCCCTATATTATAGCGTGTGTGGAATATTGAGGATTCCGCACACGCTCAAGAAAGAACCCTATTATAGAACCCTTAGAACATTAGAAAATTATGGCAAATCACAATCCAGTTATAACAAACACCCTCCCGATATGGGTATTTATTCAGTCCACAGCATCGGGCAACTATCGCCACGAAATTCAGCGCGTGCCTTCTGGCTTCATGGTGTTCGTCAACGTGAGCGACGAGAACGGCGGCGGCTGCTCCTTTCCTCAGAAGTTCGCCACCTATCAGGCAGCATTTGAAACGCTTGTGCACTTTCGCCCAGGCGCGAAGCTCACGGAGCGTATCAACGGCGCGGGCGAGCTTGCAAACTATTAACAAACCCTATATATAGAACCTACAAAATATTAGAAAATCATGAGAATACCAAAAGATATACCCAATGAATTGAGGCGTTTAATTGATGTGATAGTGAAACGTTCAGGCGATTGCGAAAGTTGGCTTGATGGATATACTCGAAATCCATGGGGATTCACCTGGTATGGCTCCAGTATGATTTGTGAACCTCTGTTTTGTAGCTATGGCTGTATAGGCTATGGTATCAATTATAAGGGGTACGAAATTCATGTAGATAATGAATTGTCACGAATTGAGATTATTGATGAATAGTATATTATAGATCTTATAAAATGATACTGAATTATGGCAAGAATAGATTATTATAAGTTTGCTGTTTACGAACCTTATAAATTTGGTGGAGAATGTTATAGAACGTTGCGAGAGGCAAAGCAGGCCTATGTAAAGCACTTACAGCAAGGTCATCGTGTTGGTTGTCAAGTACTTGGCTGCACCCTGAAGGATGATAGCATCTCTTTGACCTTCACCCTGTGGTATAGCGACGTACAGGCCTTTGGACGCACAGAGCTGACAAACATCGGCTATGCCGTGAAAACTGGTAAGTATAAATTATCTTAGAACCGAAGAAAATAACATTTTAATACTTTATAGAATCGTATTTTTTGTTTTTAGGCTGTTGGCGGTCCGTGAGGATAGCCACAGCACACCGCCCGCACGGCTGACACGTGGACGAGGTTCGACTCCTCGTCGGGCGACTATTATAAACCCTATAAAAAAATAGAAAGATATGAAAGCAACAGTAACAACACCGACCGCGCCCGATGTGAGCGCGTCGGACGTAGCAAGATCTTTTGGCAGATGCGCAGTGCTCTGCCTTGTGTATGTCTTGCAGTGCATAGCAAAGGCCTTCGGACTGGCACAGCGTGCAACATTGAGCGTGTGCCAGTGGCTCAACAGTCGCCACATCTTCACCGACCAGGAAGACCCTGTGATAATGACTGGTTGGCAATATCTCGGCTTCGGTGTGCTGGTGATGTTCGTGGTTATGGCGGTTTCTATCAAGTGGTAAAACGCCCCTTTATAGCGTGCGTATTAAAACAGCGGATTTTCATTATTTAAAAATTAAAGCAATATGATTCAACAATTAACGAAACAGAGCACGGCCCAAGAGATTAAGTCGTACTTTGAGGAAGTATTAAAATTGTCGAAAGACAGCAAGGAATTTCCAGTTAATCTGGATGATGTTTGGCCGTTGGTGTATTCGGCCAAAGAAAAAGCGGTAAGGGCTTTAAAATCTAACGATTTGTTTCTGCAAAACGTTGATTATCAAGTTTTAGCCAAAAATGGCGAAAACTCTGGGGTTTTAGCCCAAAACGGGGGAAAAGTCAGAAACGGTCGTCCGACAGAGATATACATGCTCTCCGTCCCCTGTCTTGAGTTCTTCATCGCCCGCAAGGTACGCCCAGTGTTCGAGGTCTACCGCCAAGTATTTCACAAGGTGGCAAGTGGCGAGCTGCCTTTGCGTATGTCCAACTGCATACCAGGCAACACCGTGGGAACGTTGGCACCGTTGGTGCAGTTCCACGCCATTATTATGAAGCGTTATGCTCAGTTAGTAAACGACAGCATGGGCAATGAAGAAATAAAAGAGATAATGAAGTCGTGTAATGACGCTTATATGACATATCGTATTAAGGTCTCTAACTTGCCTTTTATTGAAGCTGTAGGCATATTGGAGGGTAAAGAGGCCTTGCAAGACAGGCCGTTATTACCATAGCCACATGGGGAAGGCTATTAGATATATCATCGCAGCCTTAGCGATAGCCTGCGTGTGTGTAGTGCTGTTCTCCTTGTTAGGAGCAGCCGTTTTCTTCCTCCCTTTGTTGGGAGGAGCATTTACAAACAAATAATAACAAAAAATATGGAAAAGACTGTTATAACAATAGATATGGATAAAGCAAGCCTCCGTGAGGCAATGACACGCATCATCGAATATATTACGCTCACGCCGCCCGATACCGACGAGTTTGGCAGCAAGGAGCGTATAGAGTATAACTTAGGACTTGATGCGCTGTTTTCTTGCCTCCGTCAGACGTTCTAACTAAACGCCCCATCCCGCGCTCGGCACAGTCCTTTGCGAAGGTTCGACTCCTTCGGCGGGAACGCATAATCATAATCTAAGTATTTTTGTTTAGCTGTTGGCAGTCCGTGAGGATAGCGAGCAGCGCAACGCCCAACACGGAAAGGCATGGCACCAGGTTCAAGCTCCTGGATGGGCGACAAAGAGAGCCGACAGACGACACAGGAGATGCGGAAAACTGTGAAAGCGGTGGAGCCTGACGGGGAAATGCAAAGAGAACAATAAAAGTGCATTTTATTGTAAATAAAAGTCCTTTTTATTTGGTAGTTTCAAAAATAATCACTACCTTTGCAACAGATAAAAGAAAGAAACATTATTAATCATTTTAGAAAGGGCGGCAACCTATAAGCGGCAGAAAATTATGAAGACTACAATCTTTGCAGAAGCTCAGAACATTAAGGTACGTTTCCACGTCGGACGTGGCGGACGTTTTAACAATGCAGGTCACAAGACTTATGTAGGAACAGTGAACAATCTATCGGATTGCTTCGGTGATTCTTTCCTAATCAGTGAGGACGAGAATGGCACGACTTTGCCTGATAGCGAGTGGCGACTGGTGGATGGCGGCGGCAATGTCATCCTGTCTGGACGTGACGAGATTGAGAGCGATACGGGCATCCTCGATTGGGATGGCGAGTATGATACTGACATTGTGCGCCATCTGTCGGAGTGTGACGATGACGAGTATCAGCTTATTCTCGACACCGCGGAACGTGGCGCATACGTAGAAAAAGTCGTGCTTGCCTATGCTTGCAGTGCGCTTGACAAGTTGATGGCGACAAGCATAAAGGTATATCCATCTAATATGGAGGTGTTCACTCAGGAAGGCTGCACGACCTTGCAGCGCGATAATTTCTCTGTATATACAGAGGATGAAGAGGACGAGGTGCGCGAGCTACTGGCAGACAAGGGTTTCATCTCGGAGTCGATAGACAAAATCGTTGATGAAATGAAGATATACCAGTGGTTCAGTGAGGAAGAATAATAATTAGGAGAAACAGAATATAGAACCTGCTCAAAAAGCAATTAAAATAATGTATACAATCATTAAAGCGAACACATATCTTTACCCTTGGGTAATACTCCTTCTTCGCTCACATACGGGCGAGGAAGGATATTGGTGCATTGATGATGTTAGTGCAGAACAGTATATCCTTGAAGCATATAACGCGAAAAAATATGTAGGAATAGTTCTTGATGAACTGCCTGAGCATGGTTCCTGGATAAAAAAGTCTGACATAAACAAATTATAATAATATGACTACAGAGAATCTAATCGAAGTTAAGAATAAAGCGGAAAAGGCTTACGAGGCAATCAATGACCTGATTAGCAACTATGGTATAGAAATGATTGACTTGGCATACCCAAAACACGATGGCGAGCAAGACGCTGACGTTATTTCAGAAATGATGCTTCTCCGCCAAAGCGTAAACAGTTTATCCACTGCTTGTAGCCTCCTCGTCAACAAGCTCACAGATGTTATTGGAGACGAGGAAGATGTAAAGTAATAATATTCAGCCCTCGACATCACGGTTAAGTCAACAAGCAATGAAAATAGATATTAATAAGATTTTAGAGAGACAAGATTATTCTCGCATGACTGAATCTTTGCGAGAGAAGTGTAATAAATTAGCGGAAACCATCAGCAAAAAGATGAAAGACCTTGAACTTGATGGTACGGATGAAGGACTCTTCGTGAACGGTATAAAGCTGTTTTGCGTTGATGATTGGTTATATATACACACACCAGAAGAAGAAAAGGACAATAATGATTACAGGGATTATTGTTCAGAGTATAGATCAGTTAGTACCGTGTTTATATATAAAGAGTTCGACGTTGATGGTGTAGGCCATTTCGACTTCTTCCCCTGTTCTAACAAACGTGCGCTGAAGTTTTTGAATAATGCTGTTGCCATTATCGAAGAGCTGGGTAAGATAGAGCAAGAGAAAGTGGACGCTATTACTAAAGCCCTTGAAGCAACTGAGAAATTGTAGAATCATTAAGCCCTCGACAGCACGGTTAAGTCAATATTATGAAAAAGTATAGCGTATATTGGAATAACAACGTTGAGTGCAATAAGGTAGCGGAATTTGCTACATTGGACGAAGCCAAAGCCTATTGCGCTGAGAACACAAAAGACTACGACGAGATTGGCGATGGTGACAACTGCTACGAAGGTAGGTCGTAGCAATAACTTCCATTATGAAGTGTACGAAGGTGACAGCTATGTCATTCTTGACGAGGATGGCGACATTGCCGACTTTAAAGACCCAGTGTATCAGACAGAACAGTATTATTGTTAATTAAACATTTCTGCCCTACCGCATCACGGTCAAGCGGATTATATGGAAAGAAACAATATTGTGGTATTGGAGAATCTTCAGCAAGAGGATGACCAGCCAAGATACCTCGTTGTATTAGCCAAGGAAATCGAAAAGCATGCGGCAGATGGCAGTAGCTGCGATTATTCTTTAAATAATGACGATAGTGAGTGTGAGTATAATATGATGAAGGCTATAGAGGAGAAGTTCGGAGTTAATACTTCCGAGTTGTCCCTATATGGTGAAGACAATGAACTCGAAGCTTGCATCGGTTCAGAAATCAGCGATGAGTTGCTTGCTAAGATAAACGACTTCGCAAAGACCTGGAGAAAGGAAAACGAATGGTTCGACGAACCTATCTATTGGAACTATTTTGATGGCTCAAACTGGAAGTCGGAGCTGCTGCATAGCGAAGCAGAAGATGTGAATGACAATCGTCAGTACGATTTACTCGACAGCGATGATGAGATTGCAAAGGACGTTATCGCCGCATACGACAGAGCCGAGGATGTTTCAAGAGAATGGGAAAACGGATATTCTACATTCTTCGATGAAGAAACTGGGTATGAGATTAGATTCTCTCAATGGTACGGACACGCAAGTATGGCAGACGTTTATTAAATTCATAACACTTTAGCCATACCGCAACATGGTTAACCGGAAATCTTATGGAGAATATTTTAGAAAAAGCAGTAAAAGAAAATGGCAATATAGAGTTGAACGAATTAAGTTGGAAGCAGCTCATTGCTCTTATGAATATCTGGGACACCGACTATGCAAAGAAGGAGAATAAATCATTCTCTGAAATGGTGAAGAGGTGTTACAAGTCGCGCCCTTGGCACGAGAACGCAAATATTATTTATTTACATAAAGACAACCTGAGAACGACCATCGTCCCTCATGCTTGTTATTATCTTGACGAAGCAGAAGAAAACAAGATGTTTGATTTGCTCAAAAGGCAAATAAGTAAAGATGATAAGAAAGGGAAATAAAAAAAGCCCGACCTAAGCCGGGCTACGCGAGCCATCTGGCTCGAATCTACAATAGTAGAAATTAGCTCTTTGTGAGCGTTTTAATCCACAGGCTGATGCCTGACTGTCAACGGAAGTTGTTTTTTTATTCCTATTCCATAAAGGTACGATTAGAAGCTTCCGTTACTGGTGCAAATATAAGAATTAAAACGGTACAGACAAAGAAATTGACTGTATTATTAACAAATATTCAGAAAATAATTCTATTATGGCAGAACAGATTAGAGTATGGAAGTCGAAGAACCTGCGCTCTACCTATATGCTTGTATATAGAGACGAGCTGACGGGGAAGCTGCGTGTTACCCAGATGGATGGCAGAAAATGCGACAATGAGAAGGGCCTGATAAACAGTTATAACATGTTTGGTGGTGGTCTTTGGGCGTATTGTCGGGATATGGGCAAGACCATTGAAGAGATACGATCAGCAGTAGAGCGAGAGATTGCTGAGGACGACGCACGAAGAGAACGCGAAGTCTTGCAAGCGAAAGCCGAAATTGAAGCAAGGGCTAAAGCGCTCGAAGAAGCCCAGGCAGCGAGAGCTGCACTGGCAGGAACAAAGGAGAATATCACGGTCAAACCTATTGAGGTTCTGCAACGTTACGACCTGTTAGAAGAGCGCCTTGAAGCCTTGAAGCCTGGTGATTATGTCGTGTGCATCAATTATAAGAAGCTCGGGAGTTTAGAGCTTCGGACAAAGGCTCGTGAGTCCGATCATCTGAAAGTATTGACAACAGCCACAAAGGAGAATAAACCTTCAAAAGCATCTTTGCATCGTTTCGCCGTTGCTGTGCGGAAGGCTTACGAGTCTGGCATAAACATCATCGGTAAGACGCACGCTCTGGCGAGTTTCGGGAAGAAAATAGTGGATGCAGCTCCCTACATCAAAGAGAGTAAAAACACCTACTTTTCGTCGGCTGCTCCTCGAAGATTTTACGACAAGAACACTTTGGTGTATATGAAACTTGAACAGATAGAACAGAACGATAACTAATTGATTTATTATAGACAATATGGAAAAAGACCAAATAATTTACGACAAGCGTAAGGCCATGGGTGAGAGCATCCGCGAGTTGCGCACCGCCCAGGGTTGGGAACAAGAGCAACTCGCACAGATTGCGGGCATCACCACATCAAACGTCCGCAGCGTGGAAGCCGGCAAGTATGCTGTGAATATCGACGTGCTGAACAAGATTGCAGGAGCGTTAGGCGCGGAGCTGAGAATGATTGAAAAGTAAATAAATTATTAAAATATGGGAACATTACATTTAATATTAGATAAGTATGACGGTCACTTACAGAAACGGACCGTTGAAGTAAATAATATAGTAGACGTGAAAGATCAGCTGCAACCTTATTTTGATAAATTTGGGTCAGCAGGATCAGAAGATATTAATGGTTATTCTTTATATATCTTTGATAATGGAGCAGCTGAGCTTACCGCTTATGTTGAAGAGGACGGACACTCGTATGATATATTGGCTTACGAGGATAAGTGCCAGTATGAAGATTCATACGATACACAAGAATACTATACAGAAGAATGGGCTCAAGACGAAAGATTTTTTTTGACATCGGGTGAAAATCTAACATGGATCGTTAGTGATGCTGAGAATGGGATAGATATAGAGTTTCGTGAGGGCTTGTTCAACGAAACCCAGGTGGTGAAGACTTCTCGCAATCTAAATGGCGACACTATGAAGTTGGCGACCATCATGCGAGAGATAGGCGATTGGATGGCAGAGACTTATTCCGTTCTTGCTGTATGCAACTGGAAATGTCGTCTTTCTGCTATTCGGAAGTTAGATAACGAAAATTATTGGCTAATCATGGCAGCTGCTACCCAAGACCTGTTGGAGACGGGTGAAGAACAGTGTTTCAGTTCTAATAGATTGAACACTGAGGTGTGTGATTGGTTAGAGCAGGTGAAGAGTGTAGACCTGACGAAAGATGAGGAGGCGAACCTGAAGAGCGTATTGGCGACACTAACAGACGAAGAGGCTTGTGAAGTGTTTCATGTTTTGCACCTTTATTGGTTTTTTCATTCTGATGATTATGAAATGTTCCAATGGGCGATAGATGTTACCTGTTGGCCAGCATGGTTGCCCAACGAGCTGAAGATGCAAGACGAGTGTGAGGAAGACGATATTATAGACGAGGAATAAAATGGAGGGAATATGGAAATTATAAAGGCTGAAAACACAAGAGCCGGTCGCCCTGCCATGGAAGGCAAGACACGGCGATATACTGTTGCCGACGATGTGCACGAGTGGATCCTTCAGCATGGAGGCGGACAGTATATCACGGAGACCATGCGCTGTGTGCGTGTTACGAGCGGAGGCAAAGGTGCTGTGACAGATTATGCGATGTACATTCTTCGCGCTGCCACTTGCTTTGATTTTGAGGTAGACCTTACCGAGCCTTATGCTGACTTAGGAATAAAGGCCCGCGACATGATATTGTCGGAGGTAAAAGAGCCTGAGACATATCATGTGTACAAGGAAGGAACGTGGAAAGATGGCGTTTTCTGCAATAACATTGGCTCCCTTGCTATCAGTTCATCATCAGAATGTCCTGAAGACGAAAACAAGCGACGTTATTACAGACCGTCGGGAAACTTCGGGGATTATAAGCGTATTCCTTACAAGCGGGTGAAGGCAGGAGACTATTGTTTGGTTAATCGGTATATCGACGACAAAGCACGAGTCGTAGGCGTATTGGCGCAAGTAGAGAAGTGAAAATAAATAATAACAATAATAAAAACAAAGTGTTATGGCAACAAAGAAAGTTTATCCGTATATTCATGCGAGAATGGCAGAAGATAATGAAGCGCTTGAAGGTCATGTAATTACATTTGATGCTCGTGAGGTGGCATATTATCACCGCCATGAGGAATCGGACGACAACGAGGACATTGTGACGGTTGGCTTCAAGTCGGGCAAGGAGATAGATATGTATCTCGGGGTTGACGAGGAGTGTTATCCTGATGACAATCTGATTACAGCCATCGACATGGTGCAGTATTCTCACTTCTGGCACGGCAACGAGGATTCTACTCCTAACGAGGACGAGGATTAACAAGGACGAGAATAACATTTTAGATACTTTATAGGATATGAAAAGAATTGAGAATTTCGACGATTATCGTGCACTGGTGGACGAGGTGAAGATGCACGACTATAGATATTTTGTGCTCAATGCTCCAGCTATAAGCGACGAGGAATATGATGCTATGTACTTTGCCTTGCAGGAGTATGAAGAGCAACACGCAGACGAGGTATTGCCCGACTCACCTACTCAGCAGTGCTACAGCGAGAATGGCAATGGCAAGCGCACCGTGGCACGTCGCACGGCTTGCCTGTCGATGAAGAAGCTACATGATGCCAAGGCGGTTGTGAAATATCTGAGAGCACAGCAGAGAGCCGCCAATATCAGCAGCAGGGGCACGGAGGTAGCTGTAGAGTGGAAGTTTGATGGCGAGACCGTGAGCCTGGTATATCGCCAGGGGGCGTTGGCAGAATCCACTTACGGACACGGTAAGGAGCTGTTTGGCAACGACTGCCTTGACCATATCAAACATGTGCAGGGCGTACCTGCCCATGTGGACGTATGGAGCCAGTATGACCGAGTGGAGGTGAGAGGTGAGGTGATCATCTCGCTTGAGGAGTTTGCCCGTTATAACAAGGCTGGCAAATCGCCCCGTTCTACGAGTAATAGCATCATGGCGAAGAAAGTGGCTGTAAAGGACGAGTGTAAGCGCCTGGAGTTTCATCCCTTCCGTCTCATTATGTATGGCGTGACAAGACACATGCCGGCGATGCAAGCCTTGGAACGTAACGGCTTTAAGACTTCGGGCTTCGTTTCGGCTCTCAATCTTGAAAAGCTGGATGCTGAGCTGGAGCAGGACATCGAGAACATCGTGTGTGCTGCCGAGGTGAAGCGTGAGACTCTGCCCTACCCTACCGACGGACTTGTATTCAAGTTTGACAACTACGACTATTACGACCGCATCGGTCAGACCGACCATGACGCAAAGTATAACTGTGCTTTCAAGTTTCGCCCCGTATTTAAGGCCGTAACCACATATCGCGGCCATCATACCACGGTAGGTGAGAAGACGGGTAAGGTGACGTATGTTGCCGACTTTGACGAAGTGGAAATGAACGGGCACCGTTTTGCCCATGCCAACTGCGGCAGCGAGAAGACCTTCAACCAGAAAGCCCTTGTGCCGGGCTGCAAGATAGAGGTCAGTTTGCACGGTGATGTTATCGTGTGCGTAGATGGCAAGGTGGAGGAAGAACCTGATATTAATCAGAGTCAGGAGTCGGAAGCAGAGCCGAAACCTATACCTCAGCCGGAACCTATACCACAGCCGAAGCCGAAACGCAAGCGTAACTATCCGCAGGTAGGTGAGCCGACGCTACGAGAGGAACGTGAGGACACGTCGGCAAGTGAAGACAAGGGCGTGAGCGCGAAGACGGTGTTGGCTGGTGTTCTGGCAGTGCTGATGGTGGCATCAATGGGAATAGTACTGTTCTCGTTCGTTGGTGCTGCCGTGTTTCTCCTGCCGATGATTGGCGGGATGCGTGAGTGATTTTTCTACAACTTATGGATGCAGACGAGTATCTTGATGATTTGATTGCAGAAGACTAAACAGTATCATCAATAATATTTACACATTCATACATTATTAACAATTTAAACTTTATAGAATTATGGCAGAAACAGAGAAATTTTCAAAGAGTCAGATTGCAACATTGAAGCACATTCAGAAGAAAGGTTTTGCAGGTTATCGACGTGTAGACGGAAAGCCAGCGTGTCCGGAACTGGAGGAACTCGTAGAAGCAGGGTATCTTGAGACGTGGTATCAGAGTATGTTCGGTGAGGATGTGTATGAGTTGACGGAGAAAGGCGAAAACCTGGTAAGTTCGTTTATAGGGTAACATCCGTTGAATTGGTTGAATCCGATGTTAAAGAAAGATCGGGTTCATCCAGTTCATCTGATGACTAAATCAATTTATTAACTTAAACCTAACGATTATGAAATCTAACTTGATGATGATGGCTGCTATTGCAGCCTTGGGCATGACGTTTGTTTCTTGCAACAGTGACAACGAGAACCTTGTGGAGGACGTAAAGCCGAGTAAGACACATGTGCAACTGGTGTGCGGAATGGGTGCGAATGTGTCGCCCATAGGCGCGTGGATGCAGATGTTAAGGCAGGAGGCACACTGTATGGCACGAGCGAATACTATTTCTTCACGCCCCACTCCACCGTGACACGCGCCAGAATGAAGACTAAGTATTGCATCCTTCCCATACGCTCGGAACGCACACGGGAAAAGGAAGGCTTGGATATTACGGTAAATGATGAATGGGAGTAGTTTGGTATGTTGATAATTTTGTACCTTGATACTTTAGTATTTTAATATTTTAGTATGTACGTTCGTACTTACGTACTTATATATTTATTTACTTATATAATTATATATGTATTTACATACTTATTTACTTATCTTCTTATTTATCTATTTACTTATTTATGTATATATATACGTAGATAAATAAATAAGAAAATACGTATCTAAATATCAATTTTATAACAAAACGTTTGGAGATATAAATTATAATTCTTAAATTTGTAACCGAATATAAAAGTATTGACGTGTTTTGATATTTTCGTACTAACATACTATAGTATGTAGATACGTTGATAAGTAGATACATTGATACGTATATAAGTAGTAACATTTTAAAACTAAAAAGGATATGGAAAGACTCAGAGAAGTTCTCGCCATTGTTAATGATAAAGGAGGAGTAGGTAAGAGCACAACAGCTCACAATTTGGCTTGCGGATTGATTAAGTTAAATCCTGACACACGAGTATTGATAGTAGACCTTGATGCACAGGTGGCGAATGTGTCGTTGCTGTGCGGTTGGCGCGAGCGTACCGATAAACATGGCACTATGTACGAGGCGATGATCAACAAAACGTCTATGCCCGTGTACCAGGTGAGCATCGACAAGCAAGACTATCATGGAAATTTGTTTATTACGCCAGCATCGGAAGACATGTTGAATGTAGAGCCGTTCCTGCTACGTGAGTTGAACCCGTTAAAAGTGCTGTGCAAGTTGTTTGCCATGCCCGTATCGTTGCCGGAAGACAAGGGTGGGGAACAGAGCGTGATAGAAGCGTTTGATTATATTATTATTGACTGTCCTCCAGCCATGAACCTGGTGACGAAAAACGCCATGACGGTTGCTACAGGCATCATCATCCCCATGCAGCTTGAGGCGCTGCCAACATTCGGATCGTCGAACGTGATACACTGGGCGAAGGAGGTGAGAGATGAGATTAACCCCAACCTTGAACTTCGCGGACTGCTGAAAGTGATGGTTGACAAGCGCACAAAGGCAAGCGTGGGATTCTCGAAGCATATTGACGAGGAATACGGCGGCTATGTGTTCAAGACAGAGATTCCGCGTCGCACAAAGATTGTGGAAGCCCAGGCGATGATGCAGGACATCTTCACTTATGCTCCCGACTGTGATGCAGCCCAGAGCTATGAGGCATTTGCAAAAGAGATAGTTGACACATACAAGAATTAATAAAAAGAGATAATCATGGGATTTAATTGGAACGATTCACCAGTGAAAAAAGTGGCAGAAGATATAAGAGATAACGGCGAAAAACCCCTTTTGACGCAAGACACACAGCAAGAGGAAAAGTCTGTTGTTGTGGCAGAGAATGGAAAAGAAGTCAAGTCTGAAAAAAAATCGACAACCGAGCCTACGAACGAAGGTACAGTCGATAATGAAAAGAACGAGGCAAAAGAAGAGAATGAGGTGGCTGAAACTAAAGTTGCAAATACCTCGGCACCAGTAGCCAAAGAGCGTAAACGTAAAAAGACGTTGACAGACACCTCGCTTGCTGTCAAAGGGAAAACTGAAAACGGTATTGTTGTAAACGTGCCGATGGAGGACTATATACAGTTGACTATGCTGAAATTCCAGACAGGGCGCACGTTGAAAGACCTTGCGTTGCAAGCTATACATGAGTTTGTTGAGAGAAACAAGTAAGGTAAAATCTTACTAAATGTTTTTACCTCAAGGTGTGCGAGGTTAACAAAAACGTAGGTTTGTACCTTAAAGTCTAAACCTACGTTTTTGTTTACGAAGTCACTACAAAAGTGAGCCGTTTTCACTACAAAACTGTGCTGTTTTCACTACAAAAGTGAGCCGTTTTCACTACAAAACTGTGCTCTTTTAAAGCGTAAACGACTGATAATCAGCTATTATTCAGTATCGTAATATAGAATATAAGAATATATAGGATTCTATAGTAATTTATATATGATAGAAAAAGAAAAATCACTAATTCTTCTATATTCCATATTCTATATTACCGAAAGGCTAATAGAAAGAAAATCAATGAATTACGAAACAAAACAGCACACTTTTGTAGTGAAAACAGCACAGTTTTGTAGTGAAATCAGCACACAATTGTAGTGATTTCGGCACACTTTTGTAGTGACCTACATATTAAGACTCTAAAAAAACATGATATGGAAGACAATAAGCATATAATAAAGAAATATATCAATACACCTTTTGCCTATGCCAGGGCGCAGAAAGGATTGACGTTGCTCCAGCAGAACATCATGGTAAAGGTAATTGAGCATCTACAGGTGTATATAGGCAAGTACTTTAAAAATCCTGTATTGATAGGTTCCAAGGAAAACCCTAAACCTATGATGACGCGAGAAGATAGGGATAATTTGCCTCCTGTGCGTATAGAACTGAGCGAGCTGGGCGTGTCTTCCAGTTCGTACAGTAGAGTGCGTGAGGCGTTAAAAGAAGTGTTAAACGTGCAGGTAGAGAAGAACACGTTTGACGATGAAGGAAAACCTGTAAAACGCTTGATACAGATATTCTCAAATATAGACACGCCTGTTACCGATAAGGGGACACAGGTTAGAATGAAATTAGGCGATAATGACGAACTGACGGACGTGCAGGTGGACCGCACACGAGGATATGTAGACATTTATCTAAATACGGATATGGTCTTTGAAATGTTTGACATGACCCTTGGATACGTATCGCATCCAAAAGACATAGCACGTATAGGCAAGGTTGACAACATGCCGTTGATGTATTATCTTGTCAGACATAAGATGAAGAATTTCGAGCTGTCTAAGGTGGAGATTACTCCGTTTGAAATACGCGATTATTTAGGATTTATAAAGCGTGATGCTGACGGTAAGGTGATTGGCGTAAAATATCCTCGTTACAGTATGTTTAAATCGCGTATCATAAAAACAGCTCTTGATGATATAAAACGTGTCTGTGACGCAGGACAGATTGACTTCTACTTTGACATCAAAGAGGTACGTCCGCGTGGCAAGAAGACGGGGGAACCGAGTTCCATAGAGTTTGTTAAGGTGGCAGAGAAGAAGAAAGCGAAGCAAGATCACCGTAAGGCTTCAGAAAAGCGCCTGTGCAAGACGCTATGCGAAATATATCCTACGCTCGACGAGAAACGTTTGGTAGCGATATTCAAAAATGTTCCCGAAGACCTTTGGAACGATTTCAAAACGTATGCCTATAACGGAGTGCCCAAGGCCGTAGAGCAGCCACATAGATGGAGTGGCACTATGGAGGATTTCGTATTCTACATTATGGAGCAGTGGATAAAGCAGCATAGCGTCAAGCCGGAAACGCGACAGCAGGCTTTTGCCTTTGCCGAAGCTGAGGAAGTGAAACCAGGTGAAAAGGAATGGCAGCAGTTTTTGTGCTTGATAGACAAAGACCTTGCAGCCGACTTGCGGAAAGCTCGGTTCTTGTCGTATGATGGTAAGTATATTTGTTTAGAAGTAATGAATAAAGCTTTATCTACAATGATAGAGACGCACTTCGATGATGTTGCTGTTTTGACCCATGTGCAAAAATGCGCCGTTAAGATATTCGGCAAAAAATTATTCCTGAAATATAAGATTGTAAAAAATAAATAGCTTTACACCGTTTACCCATTCCCAAGGGTAGGCGGTGTTTTAGTATGTCCGTTTGATGTAAGCTACTTTTTCTAACTTTACAGGCGTAAATCAATAAGACATATATATGGGAAAAATCAAATCAGTTATGTTATGGCTTATGGCTGTAATCATGCTTATGGGCTGTGCTGCTTCACGTAAGGTGGAGCAGGGGCGTAGTGAGCAACAGCGTGATAGCGCCGTTGCCATCGTTAATGACAGCGTGGCAAAAACAGAAACAAAAACGGATAGCAACGCCGTTTCAACCACGGACGAGAGACACACCACTGGCATCATGACCGACAAGGGCAGCAACGAGGAAACTATTACCGAGAGAGTGACTGAGAGCATGGATGCCCATGGCAACAAGACCACCACCACCGACCGAACCGTACACCGTAAGGGCGACTATGAGCGTAACGCCACATACAAGGCACGGATGAAGCACCAGGAAGAGACAATATCACGGATGCAGTACACGATAGACAGCCTTGTGTTGAGTAATAAGTTGAACGTTGGCACCCACTGGGCGAAGAAGGACAGCACGGGTGTGGAGAAGGAGAAGAACACAAAAGAGATAAAAGACACTTCTTTTAAAGACTTCATGTGGAAAGCTCTGAAGGAGCTTGCATTTTGGGCATTTGTATTATTATATATCTTAGGATTTTTATCATGGCTAAAAGACAAGACAGAGGAATGGTTGAAATCTCAGAGCAGCCGGAAGTGACGCTACAGGACTTCGTTATCCCTGCAAAGATAGAAGCCTTCTGCGAGAAATACAAGCCGCTCGACCATTGGCGTGAAGACTGCGACATGTTCACCGACTATCAGCTTCGCTCGTACTTTAAGGCAGTGGTGTGTCCGCTGGGCGACCCGCTGGCATTGTACCTTCAGGAGTTGGCTGCGAGAGGCTTTAAGATGAAGGATGATGAATGTGGAGAACCAGTTATATATACCGCGCTACGATTTTTGAATTAATAATTAATGATTAATAAGTATAGAAATGAAGAAACCTCATTATTATTACAAGATTTCGGCTACAACAAAGGTAGGCGAAGAGTTACATAAATTCATGCACCGTTGTCAGAAAGCAGAAGAAAAGGCGCGTGAATGGGTAGAAAAACAAGGATGCTCGAGCTATTATGAATCGCCTGCTGGTATGGCAGGTGGAGTGGGAGCCGTGGAGTTTGCCGACCCCACTGAACGTGACGGATGGGACAAGGTAATATTGACAGACGGACGTGTGTTCTTTTTTCCCATTGAAGGCACCGACTTAGAGAAAGAGATGGATGCCCTGCCAGTCGTGAGTGAGGCAGAACTGTTTGGCATACTCAACCTACAGCCGAAGCGCACGAAAGACAATCTGCCCCTGCCTATGACCTTTGGCAACAGCACGCCCATTGTGTTCTTGCATCAAGGTTATTGGTATGCCGACATTCCGTATGTAAGCGCCGACATGACACTCACGAAGATAGAAGAAAAAGAGTTTTATCGTCGCAAGATGGCAGCCATCAACGAACAGAAATAAAACAGAAAAATTTGGTTAATAATTAGATTTTTTACTTTAGTTTTAAGTTTTTGCGTTACCCGTCCGCGAGGATAGGTAACGCTTTTTTGTTTATATATCATTCTTCTGTAGGATGGTCGGCAATCATATAGCCCTCGTCTAATTTTATGTTGTTGTAGCGTTTCGTTTCGTTGAGCATACGAGTGAGGTAGGCTATTTGCTTTTGCTGTTCGGCAATAACATTTAGCAGTTGGCGCTGTTGATCCATGTGCCTGTTCTCTAATTCCACGATAGCTGCAAGATTAGCGTCACTAACATTGTCGTTAGTTTTTGGAGTTGCGCCCTTTTCTTCAACGGTATTGTCGACTGGAATTTCTGACTTTTGCGGATTGTCCTTCTCTCTCGGCTTCGTCACCATTCCTGGCACCACCGACGGAATAATACGCACGTCCATTGGATTGAGGATAGAACGCTCACCGTGCTGACGCTCGTCAGAACTGCTTGCGTAGCCCTGAGCAGGTTCAAGTATGTCATTTGCTGTGGGCATAACAGGCACAACGGCACCGTCCGCGTCCGCTTCGGCATCACGAAAGAAGGCAGAAAGTGGAATCTGAAAAGCATTGCAGAACCGAAGCATACTAATAATGGGCATAGGTCCTTCGCATCTAACCCACGCCTTAAAACGATTGTTAGACTTGGCTCCGAGGGCTTGCAGAATCTCGCCTTTTGGAATCTCAGGGTTTGCCTCAAGCCATTCACTTAGAAAAGAGAAATTGTACGCGTACTTCATAACTGTAAGTGTTAATACAAAATATTTAAATATTAAAAAATGCAAAACTATTGATTTAATCAATAGTAAGAATTGGTTGTTTCAATTTTAAGAATTATATTTGCATCAAATTTAAGAAATAAGAATTAGATGACCAAGGAAATCGTTGAAAAAATCACCAAACCATACGCATCGTTGCAGATAGATGATATGACCGTTGATGACAAAAGGGCTCTGTATGTTGCATTGGCAAAGAAGGGCTTTAAGCTCTCCACTTTCTACCTCCGTTTCTTTCAGAATGGTTTTTCAGGATGGGAGATTGAAGGCATTGACGAGTGTAAACGTCAATTCTTACTATTGCCCGACGTGTCACATTCTTTGTTGGAATATGTAGACGAGAATGATCCGCAGATGGTGGATGGCGACAAAGGGTATTTATACGTTTTGGCGCATAGCAACGAACCTGGCATCTTCTATTCGTGCTTAAAGCGCGTAAACGCGGGAATGTGCAACAAGTTCATTGCTTATATGAATGAGCGAGGGATGAGTGCTGCAACCGTGATAAAGCGTTTCAAATCGGAAAACTGGAAGCCATGGGAGAGGGAGGGTATAAAGAAACTTCTTACTTCTGATGTTGCTAATAATTAACCAATATATACTAAAAATATGCTTGATATTACATTTGACCTTGAGACTTGCGCATTATGTCCTACGGCAGCAGTTATGTCTATAGGTGCCATGGCTTGGGACCGCAATAACATAAAAACGCCATTCTTTCAGCTAAAAGAGAACGTGCAAGACCCTTCTTGCTCCTTCGCGTGCCATATTGATCTTCGTGGTATGTTCGTCAACAACTTCACGTTTGATAGTAAGACCGCAGAATGGTGGGAAACTAAGAGTGACGATGTAAAAGCGTCGGTGTTGAGCAGTGATGGTTATGATTTACCTTGTCGCCCTATTGAGGTTGCTGTAAAAGATTTTTTTGATTGGATAGAAGATGTCAAAAAAGACAAAGGTGAGAAAGATATTTATCTTTGGTCGCAAGGTTCTGATTTTGACATTGCTATCTTGCGCAACATCTGTTATAAGTATCATATAGATTTTTCTGTCAATTATACCCACTTCCGCGATCATCGTACATTCTACCTTGAGGGTGCTCGCATAATATGCGAGCTTGCTGAAGATATTTTTGACGAGAAAGCTGCATATAAACTTGTAGATGAATATGAAGGTAAGGGTAGTGTGCATGAACCGATCTATGATTGCCAACGTAGTATATATTCCACATGGCAGATGATGAAGCACCTGCAATGTTTGAAACATCAAGGGTAAAACTATGTCTAACCATGAATATCTGAACTATCCCTACATTCCCAATCGTCAGAACAAAAGGCAAGGACTACCTACGCATCGAGAATATCTACACCGTATAGCTTATACGGAGACCGTGCGCGATTATGACAGCGACAACAAAGTGTTGCTTTTCCACGCGCCGTTTGCTTTAGTAAAAGACGTGTGTCAGAAGTTGTTTACGATGATGCAGGGAAATATAGGTAATATAATCATAAAGAATGAGCACTCATGCCGAGTGAAGAACGGCAAATGCTTTTGGCGTGTGGCAGTGGAGATAATCGGCCTAAACGAGAGCTTTATCTCGTTTAAGGAGTTTGTGCTGATGCTGATTAGCTGCATGAAGAACTTGGCTAACTGCACCATACGACACTTTCGCGCCGAAACGTTTCTGAACTTATAGTAAACAAAAACAAATGTAAAACAAAAAGAAAATAGAAAGACCTTGGCGGTGATGACGGGAACGGTAACGTCTCGTTGTATATGACAACAGTCGTATATGGAGTTAAGAGCGTCGGAGCGACTGCTTTGTTAAATATGTAGGAACATCACCGCCAGTCTTCCTTTTTTAATAAGTAAAGGACAGCACGACGATGGAGGTAGCAGCAATGCCCTCCTATAAATCCTCGCCAGTAAAGAATTTAAGCCTGAGAACTGGCGCGGCTGAAAGAAGTTTGGCACATCGTCGGCTGTCACTTTTAAAATTATACACTATGTTCTTCCATCCTATCATAAATCGCCTCGCTAACATCGACCTGCACCTTCTTGTAAAGCCTGCAAATGAGCAGCGCATCGAAGGTCAGACCGCGTGTTTCTGTCCTATCTGCAAGAATGGACAGAACGCGGATGCCGATGTCAAGCAGACACCTCACTTTATTATTTTCGAGAATGAGCGAGGTGGACTGTATTCTAGCGTGGGCGTTTACGACAACCGAATGGCAGAGCATGGTGCCATGAAATGGAAATGCACCCGCACGGGCAAAACAGGCTACGGCGCCATCGAACTGTATGCAGCCAAGATGAACCTTCCGATGCACGGATATAGTCTTCAGCGCATTTGCCAAAGACTCGTAAGGGATGTGTATGGCGATACCGACGAGGTGCGCCGTGCCTTCCCAGAGGTGTTTGCCAAGATGGACTACCGTACACAGGCACAGCAGACCATCGAGACATTCTCTTTCATGCCGAAGACCGACTTCTCGCCACAAGAGCTTGCTGCTCTTGGGTGTGAGGTGACGCTCGACAGGGGGCTGCCTCGCTTCGGCTTTGGCAGTACGTTTACACCCGACATGCTCAACAAAGACTTCCGTATCTATTCTCTTCTGAGCGTGACGCTGCCTGACGTGATACGCGACGGGCAGCATGTGAGCGAAATAATTCATGGCACACCCTGGAATCCGCTGTTCGTATGCTTTGCCTCGCAAGAGATAGGGCCACAGAACTCATTCGGATGCTTCTTCCGCCCGGCAATGGCAGGGAGTGAGCCGATAGTGTTCTCTACCGCCGAGGAGCACAGCGTGAGGAAGGTGAGCAAGTGGCTTATGGGCGACAACGTGTTTGTATATGCAATGGATCAGCGCAAGAGCGACAATACAGCCGTTCATGCTGCTATACAGAAGTTTGAGCCAACGGAAAAATACACCGAGAAGAAGGAAAAATGGGTGGAACGTGAAGACAAGGACGGTGTGGGCAAGGGTACGTTCAAGCAAGAAAAGAAGAAGATACCCACTGCCGAGATAAAGGCTCGCAACATCGTTTTTTGTCGCACCCCCGAAGACGCTTTGAGCGTGTATTATGCCATGCGCTCCCTGCGCCTTGACAAGATAGAAGACCAGCATTTCCAAGATTTCTGTTGGTATCATGTTGCGTTCTCTATTGGTCGCAGAAACTTCTGGTATATCGAACGTGGCGAGTGGAAACGGGAGAATCTTGATTTCAGTGCTGTGCAATATCAGAAGATGAACCGCTTTGCCGAGCACGTCATCATCCTATACCCTAACGACATTGCCTCACAGCGCGACTGTGGAGCGATATGCACCAAGTTCAGTACGTTGTATTATGCAATGCTGCCCGAAGGTTTCCGCTCGCGTTATTGCCGACGCTGGCAATGGCTATATGGCAGCTCTCCCCGAAGCGTGCGCGACTATCTGCTGACATACACCATGAACGCAGAAGAGAATTTTCAGTTCGACCACGATCTTCGCCTTCCACTCTACTCCCGATTGCGTGGAGCCAGGAACACGGAGCCGTTCGAGATAGAATATCCGCGTGACCCTCGAAGTGGAAAACCTAAGCCACCTACCTGCAAGGTGTCACCTACAAGATTGTGGCTTTTTATGACCGCTCACGGATATTACCGCATGATAGACCCCGAGAGCACCGATCTCGTTGGTCAATACATCCACCTGAACAAATGCTTTGTGGAGTATATCGACGCAAAGAGTATCATCCAGGCAGCAAAGACAATGCTTTTGGAATATATAGAACAGGCATGGCGACATAGCGACAACGAGCGACGCTTGATGTCCGACTGTGCAAACATGGTGGATAAGGCCTTCACGGAAAAGTCTGCCGGAGGTTTGCAGAGCATGGTGATAAACTTTGCTGATGCGTTTGATGCCAAGACAGAGTATTTCTACTTCAACAATGTAGCATTGAAGATAACACCCGACAGCATCCGCACGGTGTCTTATGACGACATCAATTTCTTTATTCCCTCGCTTGCCAAGAAGCCGTATGACTTCACGATGCGAGTGTTCAAGACACCGTTTACTATAACTGAGCGACAGGAATACCGCGACCGTCTGGAAGCGATAGACAAGAAAGAGAAGATGCAGAATGAGGACGGGTCGTCAGTGTTCAGCTACGACGAGATAAAACAAATGCGTGGCGACCTTATGGAATGGGCGCAGACTTATCGTTGGGATGTAAACTGGCAAGGACAGCAAGAAAAAGACCTTTGGCCTATCCTGCGTATCGTGCGCGGATTCTCAAATACACTCTGGGAACGAGAAAAAGAAGCACAGCGCAACAAAGAGCAACTCACCGAGGATGAAAAAGCCGTGATGAACGCTCATTTCGCCAATATGCTTTCGTGTATCGGACGTTTGTGCTTCCGTTCATGGGAAGGAATGAAGAACATAGCTCCCTATCTTTTGGAAGACAATATTCCCGACGAAAAACAGGCAGCAGGTGGTTCGGGTAAATCGGTGTTAGTGAACACGGTGGTAGGCTCGGCTGTAAACGTGCTGCCAGTGGATATGAAGGATTTTATGATAGTCACCGATGCTAAATTTGCCCTCACCGATTTGCTTCTATATCCAGGCAAGTATCGAGTGGTGCATTGGGAGGACAAACAGAAGAGTTTCCCTATGAAGTACTTCTACAATAAGGTTACTCAAGGCACAAAGGTAGAGAAGAAATTTGGCGACCCCGTAGGTCTGAAGATGGACGACTCGCCCATTCATGTTATCACAAGCAACAGTCCTTTGAGCGACGACGACCCCTCGACCATCGGCCGTTTCCCTTTGGTTAGCTTCTCCGACCGTTTTGCGCGAGAGAATCAGCAGAAACACCAACCAGAACGATCACCGTCGGAACTGATGAAACACTTCGACCCTAATCCCGAAAAGCTCACCGACACCGACCGCAACCAAGCCATTTACATCTGCGCCTTAGCAGTGCAGTTCTTGATGCGCTATCACACTTTTGCCATTGCACCGCAAGGCAATGTGCGCCGCCGCCAGATGGTGCAGAAGCTCACCGAGAGCATCGTGCGCTATTTTGAATGGTTTTTCTCTCGTAATGAGGTTTACGGTGTGCCGATATGTACGGATGATATGTTCAATGAGTTTATGCGCGACTGGGCAGATGCTTCTGAAGGTAAGAGTAAGGAGTATAGTCGTGCTACCTTCAAGAAGAAGATATACGACTATTGCGAGAATATGTCGATAACGTGTAACCCAAAACACCTCTTCGAGAACGAGAGCGACAAACAGCGCAAGTGCTTCAAGCTGCAGGCATGGGTTACGCAGGAATACTTCACTGGTCGTGAGTGGGAGAATGACAACACCATTGAGCCGAAGTTCATCCGCTATCTCCAAACGTCAAAGCACGTGTTCTTCTTCTTCCGCCCTGGCAAGGATGCGATACCGAAGGATTATCGAGAGCTCAAACGCATTGCAAAGCAATATGCCGAGCAGCCTGATCCTCTGCCTTATCGCGACGACGATGGCAACATCATCACGCTCACCGACGAGGAGAAGGAACGCTGGGAGAACAACAAAACGCGCAAGCAGGGTAGGCGAATGGCACCACCTGCGGCGGCTACAACAGCTACGGCTGTTGCGCCGGATATAAAGGAGGATATGCCGTTTTGATTAGAAAACAATGTATAACTTAAAATGTTTATAGCGTATGAAATTATATCGTTACATGTCTTCTGTTGAAATATCTATGTTGTTTCATAGAGAGATATTAAAGAATACTACTGACAACAGCAAAATTCGTGGTACAGCAAGTACGGCAAAAGGATTCTGTTTCGGGATTGGTGGTCAAGAACAGGCTAAAAAGGATTTTCGCCGGCTGAATGGGATTGTTTGTTCTGATGTTTTGTTGGTATTCACCCCTAAAAACATTGACAAGTTTACACCATGCAAAGGTCGCTATATAGACTATGACAAGATTGATGCAGAAGGAAATACCATTATGGACTATCCAATAGGGAAAGAGCCAAGCAAGTACTTCGACGAATATTGCATCGAGAGTTATTCTATTGACGATATTGAACAAATAGAGTATTTTGAAGTGGTACGCCCTTCTTTTGTTTCTAAAGCAAAATTCAAATAATATAATACGCTATGCGAACATTCACCCCCCCCAGATGCGAAAGCTGCATTTCCTACGATCACATAAAATGCAGTTGCAGAGAAGAGAGCTCACCTCTGTTTGGCGGAAACATCAGTCCGCTGCACCTCGCTTGTAGTAGTTTTATCGGGCTGTCAAAGGTATATGCACCCAAGAACCGAGTGAAGAAATGGTATAAGGTGCGCACGATGGACGATATGAGCGACAGCAAGGCGAGACTCTTTTAAACAGTAAACATAAACAATAAAAACAAAAACAAAATGGCAAGTTTCAACGGAAACCTCGAACTACTCTCCTTGAACGGAGCGCAGGTGTTTAAGGGTATTGATAAGAACAACCCTGAACGAGTGTATGTCTGCATACCCACAGACTTGAACGAAATTAAAGTGAGTCAGGCTCCTAAAGATCCTACACGCACAGTGGCTAAGCTACGTGTAAACATTTGGCCGCTAAATGAGCAGTACAAGGCAAAGGTGCGCCAGGCTGCTATGGAGCGTGGCGACAGCAACGTGACCGTACCGACACACGAAATGCAGATGTCTTTCTCGGTTGACTATATTAAGGACATTGCGCGGAAATTTCCGAAGCTCGTAGAGCAAGTGAAGGAAGCCAACAAAGAGCGCGACCCAGAAATTGTAAACCAAGACCCCACCGATGAGAATACTCACCTCTTTAAGGCTATCCGTCAGCGTATGAACAAGCGTCTGGCTATGCTCTACCAGCCACAGGCAACACAGCAGCCTTCACCATACGCCACACCGAATGTAGGCGTAGCAGGAGCAGCTACGGGATATGTTGCACCAGCAGAAGCAAGTGGAGTCGATCTTGGCGGCTACAACCCGGCAGACGATGAAGACTTGCCTTTCTAATTTTAAAACTTAAATTTAAAACTTAATATAATGAAATTACAAACTCAATCATCCAAAGCCCTACACGCTGCCCTTAACAAGTCGGCAAAGTGTATTGATTCTAAGAACGCTATCGCCATCCTCGACAACGTATTGTTGACCCGCAAGGGTGAACAATTTTTCTTCACATCATCAACCACCGAGGCACAGCTCACTATTCCGGCACCTCTCACCATTTGTAATGGCACATCCGACCGCGACATCGTTCTGCCCATCAAGATGCTCAGCGCTCTGTTAGGTACATTACCCGATTGTGTGGTTACTTTCGACATTCCCGACAACAGCCAGTCGTTCACCGTAGAATATTGCACAAGCCGCGAGGACAATGTGAAACCAGGTAAGGCGCAGATGTACCTCTTCCTTGGCGATGAATACCCTCAGATGGTACAGCCGAAAGCCGAGCAGTCGTCAGTAATCAGTCTTCCGATGTCGCTGTTTCATTCCGTTGTAGACACAGCCGATAAGTTTGTCTGTAACAATGAACTTCGGCCGCAGCTATCCTGTCTTTGCATCGACGTAGCCGAAGACCGTTCAGAGGTAGTATTTGTTGGAACAAACGGACAAACTCTTGTTAAGATGATGCACAGTAACGACCCAGCAAAGGGAGGTAGCGACTTTTTTCGTAGTGGTACCCCCAGCAAGATGCTTATCCACCGCAACTATTTTCGCACACTCTCGGCCTTCGATGGTAGTGATGACATCACCATTGAGAACGACGGCCATACCATACGCTTCACCTCGGGCGACACCGAACTGATATGCAAACACATGGAGGGCAAATTCCCCAACTACAACGCCGTTATTCCGAAGTCGAATCCGTTCTATGTAGTGTTCGACAAGAAGGAAATGCTCGACATCCTGCGCCGTGTCAGTCTGTTCTCAAGCAATGCGAGCAACCTCGTTGAGATAAAGAAGAACGGTCTGTTCCTCACCGTGTCGGCCAGCGATATAGACTTTGCTGTGTCGGGCGAAGACCATGTGTGTATAGCCGATGCCCAGTGTGAAGACAACTTCCGTATCGGTTTGAAGTCTACATCCTTTCAAACCTGTATCAACTCTATTCCGTCGGACACCATACGCATGCAGTTGCTCGACGCTTCGCACGCCGTAGTAATTACCGCCGATGCTCCAGCACCAAAGGTAATGACATTGTGCATGCCAATGCTCTTGAACGATTAAAATAAAAATTCAAATATGGACGATACTCTCCTCTTCATTCCGCCTTGCTGCGTAGACAATAAACTGCCCAAGGCTGTCAACCAGGCGCCTCACCGTCAGCTAATATTTTACACTCATGGCGATGTGACGGTGGAGAAATTCTATAAGGCAGTGAGCCACCTCGTGATAGACGCTCACGTCATGGTGCTCACGATGCCTGAGCCTAAACAAGAGACATTCATGTTTCTTGAGCAATGCTTTGAGCGAGGATGGATAACTCATCTCGTGTTATCCACCTATCGCTCGTGCGACTCTCTAATAACAAAACACCTTGGCGATTATGCCGACCGCATCATCTTTGTGCAAAGCGACGATGTGAACAATCTGAGCAGTCACATGGTGCTCTACAACAAAGACAGGGCCTTAACGCTAAGTGGCCCGATGTTCGACCGTCCGCAGTTTGAGGTGCGTTTGGCTTCTTATACGCTTATTTTTCATTCATCTTACATATTAAGTTCTACAGCCGACTGGGGCAACCCTCTTCGTAACATTCTTTTCCCAGACGTACTGCGTCACCGAAAGAAGATGTTTGCTGGAGGTATAAAAAATATTATTGACCGAGAAATTGATAGGTTTATACACCTTGAGTTTCCGCCGTTACGGGAGTAGTTAAAAACCAAAATTCAATATTCAATATTCAAAAATGAGCATAACACAATCCTATACCGAGCTTCGCCGCTATATGGAGAAGTGGCAATGGAACGACCCTCGCACGGGACAGCGTGTTACGGGCTTTAACCCACCCCAAACGGCGCGTAACGTGCAGCGTATGCCGTTTTACATCAAGTTCCTCACAAAGACTGGGCATGTAGATACGGGCATCTGCGTCTGTCTCGCGGTTGACACCTTGCGCCACCAGCGCAAGGTGCAGTTTGTGGAGAGTGGTGAGATAAGGGTTGTCAACGACATACTTGTGCTCGAAGTAGATGGCACGAGATTTATAACGCATTAAAGCAATTATATGTATCAGTTTAAGTTTTTTTTTTTGCTGTGCTGGTTCGTGATGAATAGGCCACAGCGTTTGCAATTTTTTTCATAAAAGTTTTTCTTCTTCGGTTCGTGATGAATAGAAGAAGTTTATTAGAAACAATTTAAAACAAAGATATATTATGTGGAACATTTTTAAAAAGAAAAACCCAATGTATAGTAAGTTGAAAGACCTTACTACCATTGTCACCACCTTTGATCTTTTTAAAAAAGTAGGGATGGTTTTATGGAGACGCAAAGATAAAATACTATTGATAGAAGAGTCTCTTGCCATTATAAAACTAAATGAGGGCAGAGAGGGCTTCTTGAAGTTTCTTAATCAAGCGGTTGTGTGGCAAAATATTCAACTCATCAACGAGGGCTACGATGCCTACCGCCTGAAGGTTGAGACTGAGGCCGTACGAAAAGCGAAAAAGCAGTTTGCCATGCTGACAAAAGCCGACCTTGCCCGCATCCGGCAACAAGCGCGAGCCGATATGCAGCCGTTATCTCTTGAAAAACTCGACTATATAAAAGAGTTTGACATTTTCGTAGTTCGTGCCAGTGCTCCTTCGGCGCAGGAGGCCACAGAAGAGAGTGGGCAGCTCCTGGCCCTCGGCCATTATGATGGAGAGAAGGTGGAGATGGCTATGTATGATGACATAAAGTTAAACTTGCAGAGTGATAGAAATGAACAAAGTGAAAAATAGTAAGACTGGTAAAGCCATCGATATTGATAATGTGGCTTTGGCAATATGGCGTTTTAAAGGGGCCTGTAACGTATTGGCCGAATTAATCAACAGCCATTTGTTTGACAATTCGCGCAATTGGTATTGGGTAGGCGAGAAGCCTGGTGGCACTTGCGATTTTGGCGATACCGATTTTCTTACGCCTGAAGAGATGGTTCTTTTACTTGAGCATAAATTTACCTATAATCAATATGCAGAATGGCGTGAAGAAAATTTACGCCACACAGAACAAGGTTTCATCAACCTACGTTCCTGGATTATGGGCATCAGGCACGAAATGTATAACAATCATAGTGATCACTACGTAAAATAATATAACGAAACCAACAAGCGAAATGAGTAAATATCAAATAGAAATTATTGCTGAGAGCGATAAACTTAATATAATGCGTTATGCCAAACCAATGTGGATGGGTAAGGATATTGAACCGCGTGTATGCAATCATACGTGTTTTTTGGGCAATCAATATTGGTCGCTTTCACTCGATATGAACGCATACGGTCTACAAGAAGAAAAGTATGAACGTATGGATGCTTTTCCAGCTCCCGTTATCTTCAGTCCGAGATACAAGGCTGTTACACAAGGCACTATCTGGGTGTCTGATCTACGTGCTCAGGTTCTCGACATCATACGAGAAATGAAGGATGTAGATATAGAAAAGTTTCCGCATGCTTACCCACTTCAATTAGCCGAGTGTAGAGGTGCCGTTGTTATTGAAGACAAACAATTTCCGATAACCTTGATAGAACATGCCACACGCCTGATGTTTCTCGCTGGCATGGAAGCGGTGGATGTAGATATTGAAGACCGCCTTATTTCGTTTGTAGGCTACCATAAATGTGAACTTGTGGCTGCTGTAACCGTAGCTACCGTTGATTATGCAGATAAGTATTGTGATAAAGTGTTGGGTAGCATCTGTCTGCACCCTATCGACGCTGCATTTAACGATGTTGATTCATGTTTAATTCACGACACCATTCTTTCGCTGGATAATCTTGATAGCTTTGTCAGCGAAGAGTGTAAGAAGATGAACAATCTTTATGCTGTAGAGCTCGCTATGTATCACACCGTCTATGTGCTCGCTAAAGACGAAACTACAGCGTGTGAAATTGCTATGAGAGAAACAAGCAGCATTGACTTTACCAATGGCTTTGAGGTAGGAAACGTAGAAAGTATAGATTATTTTGATATTGAAGGCACTAACTGTGACGTGAAGACGGAGGATGGCACCATCAATGAAAGCAATTTAAAACATTTAGGTTTCATCGACGATAATGAAGATGAGGAAGAAGATAGTGATAATGAAGAGGAGGAAGAAGTATGACGATAAGACAAGCGAAGAAGATATTTAAAGCGAGTTTCACGTATTGTCGCTATTTAAGTATAAAAGGACCAAGATTTTTCGTTCGCTATCCTTTGGTCTTGCGACTTTTCAATGCGCCATATTGGGACATTAAGGCTTACAAAGAACGTAGTAATCCTCGTTTCAGAAAAGCCTTGAGAATGACGCGCAAGTTTAGCAGACCTATTTACGAGGTTGCGTGGGGAGGCGCGTGGCCTTTCTTTTAAAGATAAATAAATTTGATTTGAGAATCATGTCTTTTTTTTTTGAAGGGCAGCCGTTGTGATAATGCCTGTCCTTCGTTTTTTAATCTTAAGGCAAAGAAAACTATGGAAAAGAAATATCAATTAACAGACCAAACTATCATCATTGAAGGTAGAACGCTCCATCGGATCAAGGCGCTTAGAGACTTCTCTGATGTTAAGGCTGGTGATCTTGGCGGATGGATAGAGAAGGAGGAAAATCTGTCCCATACAGGCAAAGCATGGGTAGTTGGAGGGGATTTAGTCTGTGGCAAAGTTGAGATACCTGGAAGTGCTTATGTCTATGATAATGCTAATGTATCTGGCAATGCCCGTGTCTATGGCAATGCTAAGGTCTTTGGTAATGCGACGGTTCGTGGTAATGCCCGTGTTTATGGCAATGCTATGGTTAATGAACATGTTGATGTGTGTGATCATGCTAAGATTTATGGCTGCGCCAGGCTCTATGGCTCAGCAAAAATATGCTATCACGCTACGGTTTATGGCAACGCATGGGTCTTTGGCGAAGCCTGTGTTAGCGACTATGCCGAAATTTTTGATGATGCCGAAGTTTTTGGCGATGCTAAGATTTTTGATAATGCTTGCGTCTATGGCGTAGCAAATGTCTGCGATCACGCTACGATCGGTGGTGATGCTAAGGTCGGAGATCATGCTGACTATATTACCTTCAGAGATTTATGGAGTAGTGGCCGCTACTTTACCTGGACTCGTTCAAATAACATGTGGAGAGTCGGATGCTTCTACGGCACGGGCGAGGAACTGATAAAGAAAGGCTATGCTGACAGTGAAAGGTCGGGCAGAGAATATGAACGTGTCGTAAGATATGTGGAAAGCATACTGGCAGACGAAAAGGAAGAAAACGAACATCAATAGATAATATGGAAATAAAACGTAAATATACTGACGAGCCAGGAGCTGATAAGGGAGCCATACACTTGATGATTAACAGATGGTGTGGTAACTCGTGTCCGCTGTGCTGCAACAAGCAGTACGACCTCGATACGGTGCCTGTGGTGACTGTAGAGGAGTTGAAGGCAGCACATGCCGTTATGCTCACTGGTGGCGATCCGTTCTATGTAAAAAGTCTCATGGATATACTCGCACATTTGCGCTATGAATACCATAACATCGAATATGTCTATATCTACACTTCAGGCTTTCCGATGTTTAAAAACGAAGATATACTTCGCTACCCTGAACAGTTCTTTTCTGGCGTGAACGGTATTAATTTCTCTCCGAAGAGTATTTCAGATTATGCTGTTATTAGGGAGATGTTATCTAATCCGCAGTACATATTTCAGTTCTCTGCTTACCTCCGCAACAACCGCATCATCCTCACACCTAACGACTTTATGATTCGCAAGCAGCAGAAAGAATATATTGAGAGCCTACCTCTCAAAGAGATAGCCTCCTATGGTGTAAATTTTGAGGTGGAATATCGGGAATGGCAGGAGGAGTTTAAACCGAATGGTGGCGTATGGCGCAGACTGCCAGTGTTCTTGTAATTATATGACTCAACCCACAAAGCAATTTGTAATGGAAACCAAAACAAACGTAAAGTTCATAACAAAAGAACGCTTAGACATCATAGCGGAAGCTTTCAAAAAAGAGGAATCCTCATCTTTGTCTTCAATACTTGACGAATTGGAGCGTTTGCGTATTGAAGTAAAAGCAGGAAGCGGCAGAATATTGCCTGGTATGTTTATCTACGATACTCCACCGCAGGTTATCCCATCAAGAATCGACAAAGAAGGTTGCTATGTATTAAGCAAGGTGGAAATGCAGAAATTGAAAGAGGATATAGAACAGTATTTACAACGAAAGGACGAGTGCAAGTCTCTTCGTTTAGAGGATTTGGATGAATGATGGCATGGGTATATGTTGAAGGAAGAAAACGAAACAATTTAATATTAGCACTTTCTTAAATCAATTTGTTTAGAAGGGCAGCCGTTGTGATAACGCCTGCCCTTCGCTTTTCTCATGCTAATATCAAAACGCAAAACTCCCATTATCTTCCACTTGGCAGAACAAACCAACCGCCACCGCCACGGAAGAACTTGCAACCTAAATACAGCGTATCGAAGGCATCCGTGAAGTCGGTACGTTGCTGTAAGGGTAGCGTGTCTTCACTCTCTGGCTTCTTTTCTTGACTCTTATTTTTGTGGAAACCATTATACGCAATCTGTACCTCACACAGCTGCATGGCAATGATAAGGTCAGGGTTGTTCGGCTGGTTGATGCGGATGGCAGGGTAGGAGAGGTGAGCCAAGCCATCGTTTATAATCTTATGCTTGATGTCGTGCTTCTCCGGCGCACCCATGTCGATGGCTGTCACGTTCCAGCCGTGCTTCTCCAGTTCAGCAATAACGGTCATATAAAAACGCTCATCGGTGGTGGCGTATGACGCGCCCTGCTTCGCCGTAGCATCATAGAAATACGTCACGTCGCGGTTGATGGCTCGCTTCGGTGCGTAATAATCCGAGAAATCAGCAATCAGTTCACGCAGCTTGCGCTCGTTTTTTACATAAAAGCTCTTGATAACGTTCAGACACTCCATTCCGTCACGCTCGTACATTTGCCCAACCACCAACGTATTTATGTTAGCATTGTAATCTAACCCAATATACAATGGGAGGGAGTTGATGCAGTCGGCATCCATACGCGAGTCGTTGCGCTCACCTAACTCCTTAAAGTCGGGTTGGTAGCTCTCGCTCGTGACTTTCTTTCCACCGATGATGCCCGACACCTTTTGCGTGGTAAAATTGGCAGACGATAAAGGGTCTATCTCGTCAGGGATATATCCATGAACATGGTCGATGTCGAGGTTGGAGTAGAAACCGTCATTCGACTTCTGCACTTTGATGTTGAGTATGGAGACCGCGAAAGTGTAGGGTGGAAGGTCTCGCTTCATCTGACGAATATAGTCTTCACCCAGAATATCCACATTGTCGAGCGACGACGCACGACGCACGCAGAAAGCCACACGGCGCAGCTCACGCAGATAACCGTCTGTGAACTTTTTTGACCGCAGGAACATCTGCATCTCAAAATCCTCTTCCGGTGTGATAAGATATTCGTAATCGTAAATCAGTTCGGCATCGTCTTGCGGAATAAGTTTATAGTTGACAGCCATCTTGACCATGCCTTTTGTGACGTGTTGGCCATGGTTTGGCATAATCTTGAACTGTCCCTCATGCTTCATCATTTTCAGAGCCACGGCACGGATCATCGTGCGCAGCTCCTTCTGCACCACATGCACCGAGTGACCAGTCTTCTTGGCATTATACAGTAGGTCGTTGTAGCGTATCACCTTGTTGGCGTAAGCCTCTAACTGCTCCTGCACCCATCTGTAGGTCTTGCCCTTGAACGGACCCGTCTCAACGGTTAAGTCCAACTTTTCCTCCTCCCTTTCAAGCCATGACCCTTTGGCTGTAAGCGCAGCATCGGAGAGGAATCGCGTACTCTTATACATCGGATTATACTCCGTAAAGTTGATGTCGCCCAACGGATGTGTCTGGCCTGAAAGAGCGGGCAGTAACTCGTCAGTTACCTTTTTTAGCGGAAAGAACCTCGCTTCGTCACCCACCAGCGCGCTAAAAGTGTAACTGTTGGCACTGGCAGTCTGCGAGAGTGATATAAGCACCCATCCGGCACCATTGGCAAACCAGATGTAGTTGTCGTAGTTCTTAGGTTTGAAGATACTCTCGCGAGCATGTTTCGGCGGGCGTCCCCACCCAAAATGTATGCCCTGCGTAAAGCCGAACATACGTTCCATGGCCGCCATCGTACTCGGTATGGTCTTGCCGAAGCCTTGTTGACGCGACACGGCCACCCATGCGCCGAGCATACCAGGCATGGAGTTGCTTGCCTTCCAAACGTAAGGCGCCACAAGTCCGTCGGTCTTACCAACACGGCGGGCTGCAATCACTCGCTCGTCTTTGGCTCCCATGTATAGCGATTGTTGCTGGAATTTAGTTAAGTATATGTTATGTGCTTGCTGCATATTGTTATCCGGATGTTTTATGTCCCACATGCCATTTGTTGCACGTCCTGCACCGATACACTGCCATGCCCTGCACCCGTAGCTTCGGGTTCTGATTTAGATATTCCCAAGCATCATCCTCTGTTTCGTAGGCCTTCTTCGCCTTCCATGAGTGCTGCTTGCGTGTGTAGTGTTCGGGGTCCGGCTTGAACGGCGGAACCTTGTTGAAGTATTTGTGTCGGTTGTTACTCATGTATTGTTTTTGTGTTGTTGTCGGTTGTGTTGTCAGAAGAGAGTAGGTTGCGCCCTCTCCAGTTTGATGCGCTTGCAAGCCTTGTCGTAATACTCCTTGTTGAGCTCGAAGCCGATGAAGTTGCGCTTCTCACGGATGGCTGCAATGGCGGTGGTGCCGCTGCCCATGCAGTTGTCTAAGATGGTTTCGCCCTCGTTGGAGTAGGTACGGATGAGATACTGAATGAGAGCTATTGGCTTTTGGGTGGGATGGATTTTACCTTTCTGTGCGGCATTGCTATACTCCAAAATGTTTGAAGGATAGTAAATGTCATTTTTTACATCAATGTTTCCAAACTTATGATACACGCCATCCCCATCTCCATCTCTATTATTATACGACTTTTTGTTTCTAAATACACCTTTAGTCATTTGAGGATTGTAGATGCAATCACCATAACAGAAAATTGATATAATTTCATACCGCTTGAGGGGTCTTTTTTTGGCGTTCAAAAATCCTACTTTCATTTTTTTGTCCCAAATCCAGTCATATTTCCAATTCTTAATATTTGAGACTCTTAGAAATGTACTAAAAGGCTCATTGCCGAACAGCACGATTGGGGCATTTTTTTTTGCTATTCTTCTGTATTGCTCCCACAACTTATCAAATGGAATTACGCTATCCCAAGCGCAAGCAGTAGTACCATACGGCAAATCGCACACGATGCAATCCACGCTCCCGTCTGGAATCCTTTTCATCCCTTCCAGGCAGTCTTCATTATATATCTTATTCAGTTCTATCATGCTTTGTTGTTTTGTAAAATTATCAGTTAAACCATTTCACAGTTGTCTCGCCTTTATACCCTTTCTCCCATACAAACCATGCGTAAGCCGCTGCGCTGCTGCCGTACTTATCGAAGTCGCCATTCATAGCACATTTCAGCCGTGATGAACTTACCCAAACACGAACTGGAGGGGTAGAGCGGAAGAGAGCGCGTCGAGCCTTGCCTTCGAGGAAAGTCAGCTTCAGGAACATCGCCACCTTCTTTCCTTCGGGGATGATGCTGAGAGCTTTCTCAACAAACTGCTGCGCATATTTGTAGGGCGGATTTGTGACAATGTTACTGTCCCACGCCAAGTTGTCTATTGCAAGGAAGTCGGCCACCTCGCCGTAACCTCTATCTACAAGGTCGCGGCTCACTACTTCATACCCTGCTGCCTCCAACACCCTACTCATGTGACCCTCGCCACACGAAGGTTCAAGAATCCTTCCCTCAAACCGCTCCAGCTTTAACAGCCATTCCGTCGCCTTCGGTTCTGTGGCATAGTAATCCTCCCGCTGTCTATCCGCATCCGTATGGTTGCTCGCGCCCAACGTCTTGAACACAGCAGCCGAGCCGCCTACCCAGTCTTTCCTTTTTATGTTGTTATTCATGTTGTGTGGAGTTTGTGTTGTTTATAATGAGAGTTGCAGTCTTAGAAGAATTTTACGGGCTGACAATCATCGATTAACTTACGTGTTTCTTTAGCACAAGCATCTACGCATTTTTCTACTGCTTCGGTGATGTCTTCGATCTGATTATCACGCATATTGTTGTATTTATCGCAAGTATCGTTTATTGTTTTGTAGAGCGTCTTTTTTTGCAAAGACACCATATAGTTTACGAACTCCTTGCAAGTACTGCGTCGAGGTGCTTGAACCCAATTAAGGAAGTCATTCTTCCATTCTTTCCATGTTTTTATTTTTATTACTATCATTGTATCTTACATTTTAAATTGTCTTTTCAAAAAGGGGTTGCTCTTTATGATTTCTATCATTTCCTCCTCTGAGTGTAAACCCTCCCAAAATATTTCTGTATGTGAACCTCCTCTTCCATCGTCAACAGAGAACGGCACTGCATAGTTGGTATATACAACGCCGTGATGTTTTATCAAGTGTCGACCTGGTTTCTTGTAGATGTTATTGATCCACGTCTCGTTGTCACATTCAGTCCATATTTCGTATTCTTCGTTGGTAAGGTCTTTGTCAATACCCATAGGGTAATGTCCTGCCTTGCCGTTTCCTTCTGTCCCGAAATAGATAATCTTTGCCATATCGTGATCGTTTTATGTTGTTTTAAAATTCGCCAAAATCCAGTTTCATCTGTTGGAATTTCTCGGCATACCATTGTTTGTATGACTTGCCCGAAAACCACCAGTCGTAGATGTTTTCCGCTATTTCGTTCTCTTGCTCCTCTGTCAAGCGGTCAGAAGAGGAGCTGGATGAAACCCC